CGGTAATCCACGCCATTGCAGTGGTGACGTCATCCCAAGTTTTGTCATTTTCATCAAAACCAGCCGGAATGCAGTCGTCACGGTAACTGCTCAACGCTTCCCAAATTACGTCAAGGGACTGCGACGTATCGAAAGATGTCAGAGGAAGCGCAGCGGACGCAGTGGATGGCAGGACGCGCCAGAAAAACACGCTGAACGGTTTGCCATTTAACGTGTCAGCTTCGGACTGCGCAACTTTACGATCTGGATATTTTACGGAATCAACCTTAACCATATCGCCGCGCCACTGTTCGTTATCACCGATGTAGGAGCGCTCAAGTTGATAAGTCACGCTTGGCGCATCAACAGGCGTTGGTATCTCTGTTATAGTAGGGCCATCACCAGTGTAGTGAACGTGGCTTTCAGACCGGATGCCTAAGTCATCGATAGCTGGGTTGTCGCGATCAACCACACCGTAGATGTCATCAAGGTCAACAGCGGCAACATGGGAACAGGCAGACAAAGTGGGGTTGCTTTGATCATACCCACGCACCAACCAGATTTTGGCATCTTCTGTGATAACCGTTGTGACGCTCAACCAGTGCGATATTCCCACCGCATTTTGCAGCTTTGATTTTGGTGCCGGTGTGCGCAGCGCGCTTATGATGTTGTTTGGACGTTCCATTAGATTACTCCCAATGCAGTGGCTTTGCGGATCTTGGATCCGACTGTGCCGAAAGACATGAAGGCCGCGCGGGCCCAATTGGTATTCAATGTAGGATCATTCGCGGAGCGCTCGGCAGCGCTAACGCGGGCCAGAGCCACTTGGTGATCAACGTAAGGTCCGGCGAGATAGAAGACGCTGTCGCCCTCAATCGCTGTGACATAGAAAAATTTGGTGTTTTGGTTTGTCATTTTACAGATCCAACTCTGATTGAATGGATGTCCACATTGCATCCATGGTTTCTGCCGCCTTCGCGTTGTTTTTGTCCCAACCAAAATCGGACAAAACATCACCTTCATTTCCATGAATGAAGAGGATTGAACCAATCCGCTCACCGCGTTCCTCGTAAATCACAAATGATGTTTCATCAGTGATCGCGACCGCAGCGTTAATTTCAACAACGTTGCGCGTTATCTGGCAGGATGTTTCTTCGCCGTCGAAAACACGAATTGCGTACCTCGTGTCAGTCTGGCTCAAAAACCATTCCTGAACTTTGGAAATGATAGCTGCCTCGGTCGCGCTAAAAAGATTTGGATATTGAGTTTTCATCGTCTGATCCTTGCGTGGCTTTGCCAAAATTCTTGGCCTGTTCATATAGGATAGTAACAAAACGTTACACATACAAGGTAAAATCGGGCCAATTGATCAAAATAATGGCCGTGATTATCAAACAAACTCGAATAATCTTGACCTGTTATCAAAAAAACCAGAAGTGTGGACGCGTAACGCACATCCGGCAGGAAGCTAGAACCGTGGCCACAGGCAAACTTTCAGCAAAAAAAGACGCGTTTTGCGTCGAATATATGAAGGACCGCAGCATTGCTAAGGCAGCGGTACGCGCCGGATATGCGAAGGCATCTGCAAGCACTCACGGGAACAAGATGATGAAGGAGCCGATGGTCAAATCCCGCATCGCAGAGTTAACCAAAAAGGCTATGGAGATTGCGATGATATCCGTGGCGGATGTCGCTTCCCGATACCTGATGATCGCCACAGCCGACATTAACGACATCATGAGCCTTGAAGTCGCCCCCTGCCGGTTCTGCTATGGCAAGAAAGGCCAGTACCATTGGCGCACCAAGGCGGAGTTTGAAGAGACACACCAAAGCTGGCGACAGATCCCCGAAGCAAAGCGCGCATCTTTCGATGAACCAACCAACGAAGGTGGATATGGATACAGACGCAAAGGCGATCCTTGCGCAACCTGTCAGCGCTGTGACGGACGTGGAGATAGCTTCACTGTGCTCAAGGATACAAACAAGCTGCCACCTGCCTCACGCGCGCTATATGCAGGCGTAAAACAGACCCAGCATGGCATCGAAATCAAAACCCACGACCAAACGCATGCACTCGACCAAGTCGCGCGATTCCTTGGCGTCTTTGACGATGAACGAAAGCCTGGTGATGAAATATCCACCGTGTTCGCCAACTTCCTGAAAGATTTGGGAAAGAAAGGATCGCCTCCGGCATTCGGAGACAAGCGATTGCAAGACGGTGTCGTAGAATGACACTTATTCCGTCCAATCCGTTAATTTCAAACCCGACAGGACACTTGGGACAACCGCAAGTCTCGCTTTTAGATCACGTGAACATGACACTGGCTGGCGCGCGCGATAACATGGAACGGACGAACAGCCCCCACCTAAGCCTAATTGATGGCCTGATCGCGTATGCAGCTTTCGCAGTGGTGCCGCCCAAGCCATGGATTGCCGACATGCTGGTAGTGCGGATGGAAGACAGCAACCGCCCCAACGACTTCCTGACTGTGTCACTATTCCGAGAATTCCTTGATCCAAGATCAATCCTGCATGCAATTTTAAGCGCAAGGATGTCGATCTATATTTCAGACCACCTAGACGAGACACCCGAACACCAATTCCAATGGGAAGCCGCCCTTGATGTCAGTCGCGTGATATCCTCGTGAGCGATAGTCTATCCCAAACCATTGCAGCCCTAGAGGCGCTGGACATCAACCCAGAGGATGCAGAGGTTCTACGGAATCTCGATGATTGGTACTGGCGCATCACGTCCGGCAGACTTTACAAAATCAAAGTGAAGATAGCTGCCGCCACAGAAGACAGCGCAGAGGTTTCACTTGAACAGCCATTCACCCCCAACCTTGCCCAGCGAAAGTTCTTAGCGGAGGCGCATGGGCGAAACCTGATCCTAAAAGCCCGCCAAATGGGGTTTTCAACACTGATTGAAATACTTGCGCTTGATTTTGCCCTGTTCAACGAAGACCGGAACGTAGTGGTTATCGCACAGGATCTCTTAGCGGCCGGCGAACTGTTCCGCGATAAGATCATGTATGCATATGAACGCCTTCCCACGTTCCTGCTCAAGGTTATGCCACTGAAAAAGGACACTCAGTCCGAACTGATATTCAAGCACAACAATTCACAGATCCGCGTTGTTACCTCTGCAAGATCTGGCACCGTTCACTTTCTGCACGTGTCAGAAATGGGCAAGATTGCAGCAAATCACCCCGATAAAGCGAAAGAGTTAACCACCGGTTCGCTACAAGCAGTGCCAAGTGACGGATTTGTGTTCATCGAATCCACCGCGGAAGGTCAGTCCGGATATTTCTACGATATGGCACGCCGCGCAGAGGCAAAGCACAAGTCAAACAAACAACTGACCATCGCAGACTACAAATTCCACTTTTACGCGTGGTGGATGGATCCGGCGTATCGCATGGATCCGGATGGCGTCGTGATATCCCCTGCCGATCACAAATACTTCAACCTGATTGAAGGTGTGATGGACGTTGCCATCGATCTGGAACAGCGCGCTTGGTACGTTAATAAGCGCGACGAAGACTTTGGCGTAGAACCTGAACTGATGTGGCGTGAATATCCGTCGACGCCCGAGGAATGTTGGAAAAGCGGAAACGAAGGCAAATACATGCACCATGTTATTGCTGCCGCGCGTCGCGAAAATCGTATCGGAATGTTCCCCCATCGCCCCGGACTGCCCGTCAACGGTTTCTGGGATATTGGAGCAAGCGATACCTGTGTGTGCTGGCTTCACCAATCCGTCAATTCAATGGATCACTTCATAAATTATCGTGAAGCAGCCGGAGAGGGCTTCGTAGCCTTCATAAACTGGATCGACACGTTACAGGTCAGTGTCGGCACGATGTACCTACCACACGATGCGGCACAACAACGCCAAGGTATTGAGGACGTCCGGTCTCTTTTATCGCAACTGCGAGAAGCAAAGCCGTCATGGGATTGGCAGCTGGTCCCGCGCGTGTCCACCATCCAACATGGCATCGACCTGATGCGGAACGACTTCGCAACCTACTGTTTCAACGAAGAGACCACCAAGGAAGGTCTGAAACACGTCGAAAACTACACGCGCGAATACAACATCCGTCTTCAAACGTGGACAAACGTGCCACGCCACGACGACGCAAGCCACGCAACAGATGCACTTCGCCAAAAGGCGCAGGGATACAAAGCTGCCAGCAAGACAATAAGCAGCCGCACCAAAAACAGAAGGTCAGGACTCGTCGCATGACACCAACATCATTCACACCAGTCAAAGAACGCCCAGCGCTCGATTTGATGTATATGCACTTCGATCACAAGATTGGAGACATCCGCGTTATTGGTACGTGGCTGTTTATCGGAAACAACGATCCGTGCCTTGTGCTGGTTCCCGCGCATCGATCGCTTGCAGAAGTCACACCCTGTGTTGTGCCCTTGTCATCCGCATGGAAATGGGCCGAAGAAACCGGTAACGAATACGAAGCCGCATTGTTGGCGATAGACTTTTGCCCCTACTTGGGTAAGAACCAAGGGAATAACGACGACATATTTCAAATTATGTCAGTTGTAAGATCACGCTTAGACGACTTAATACGAATGCCACCGGCGCCTAAACGCCCCCTCTCAATAACTGGCCATATGACAAAGAGCCTACATGGCAAAATTGTCGAACAGAGGGATATTTGGGACGATGTTTGAGCGAGAAGAAGACGAATACACCCGCCCCGAAGATGCTTTTCGCAAGCATTCGTCCGAGGTTCCCGGCGATTCCTATGCTGGATGGGGCAAGGAGCCCGAGGAAGACGAAGAACCAGATCCTCTCGACAGCCAAAGCATGATGGCGGTTCACCGCAACCTCATGGGGCACTATCAGCGCGAATTGAATGTTCACTACATCCCACGGATGGAAATGGCGACTGACGAGGCAATCTACGATCACAAACAATGGGACGAAGCCGATATCGCCGTCCTTGAATCGCGTGGTCAGGTCCCATTGGTCTACAACGTCACATTCACGTCCGTTAACTGGATCCTTGGTTCTCAACGTCAGAAGCCCATGGACTATTCAATCCTTCCACGACGCAAGGAAGGGCTGGCACAGGCAGAACGCAAGACCGAGTTGATGAAATATCTATCGGATGTCTGTCACCGCCCCATGCATGAAAGCCGATCATTCGGGGAGCAGGTCAAAGCAGGTCTGTCTTGGATGGAAACTGGTGTGCAGGATCCGGAAGATGGACGCGAGATTGTATTTGAGCGGCACGAAAGCTGGCGCAATATCATCTATGATTCCGCAGCCACGGAATGGGATCTATCAGATGGCCGTTATATGTTCCGCCCCAAGTGGCTGGATCTTGATCGCGCTATCACAATGTTCCCACACCGCGCGGAAGTCATACGCCAATCCGTCGAAACCACATATGAGTCCCGCCACGCAACGTCGCAGTCAGGCGATGACGCTATGGACGCGCAGGAAATGGCAATCAACGACTTTGCTGGCTCGTCACTCTATTCCGAAATGTCTAGCCGGAAACGCGTTCGGTTGATTGAGGTCTGGTATCGTGTCCCGGAGGAAACGGAATTTCTACGTGGAGGTGACTTTACAGGCGAAATCTTCGACAAATGGTCAGAAGGCCACGTTGCAGAAATCAACGAAGGCCGCGCAACCATCGCCAGTAAGGTCAAGGAGCGTGTGCGCGTCGCTATCATGTGTGAACAGGGCTTGCTGATCGATACTGAAAGCCCATATCGCCACAACCGTTTCCCCTTCACACCTATGTGGGGATATCGTGATGCTGAAACAGGTTTCCCTTATGGAATGATCCGTGGCGTGCGAAGTATCCAGATCGATATTAACAAGCGCGCCAGCAAGGCTCTTTGGCACCTGTCCGCGCAAAAGACTGTAATTTCCAAAAACGCCACCGACGATCACGAAGCGATGCGTGAGGAAGTTCTGCGACCTGATGCGTACATCGTTTACAATGAGGGCTCACAAGCGCCGCAAACCACGACTGATCTAGCACTGGCCAACGCGCAAAGTGATGCGATGTCGCGCGGTATTTCCATGATTGAGCAGACATCTGGCGTTACCAATGAAAATATGGGCCGGTCATCCAACGCCACATCCGGTAAGGCCATCACTGCCCGACAAGATCAAGGCCAACTGACAACGAACACTTTCTTTGAAAACCTGCGTTTTTGCCGCAAGATCCACGGCGAAAAGGTTCTATCCAACGTCGAGCAGTTCTTCACCGAGAAGAAGAATTTTAGGATCACCAATAAGCGCGGAAATCCCGAGTATGTGGGGATCAACGACGACAGCATTGACGGCGAAGAGAACAACTTCATTGGCCTCACCAAGGCAGACTTTATCGTATCCGAGGAAGACTACCGCGCAACACACCGACAGGCAGCCGTTGAACAGCTTGTCGCCCTTGTTGGCGTCATTGGTCAGGCCAACCCAATGTTTGCTATGCAGATTGCTGACTTGGTTATCGAAGCCATGGATATTCCCAAGCAAGATGAAATTGTCAAACGCATCCGCCAAATCACTGGTGTTGCAGATCCCGACGCCGATCCAAACAATCCCGACGAAGAAACGTTGGCACTGGAGAAGTCAAAAGCGGCAAAGGCGGAGTTCGAGCAGTCAATGGCAATGGCAGACAAAGCCGAAAAAGAGGGCAAAGCCAATAAAGCCCAAGGCGAAGGCATGCGCGCTATGGCTCAAGCCAAACTTAGCGAGGCTGAAATGGATGGGCTCTACCTCGCCAACATCCAGAGCGCGATTGAAACATCAATTTCACTTATGGGTGTGCCCAACGCTGCCGCGACAGCCGACCAAATTATGGCAACAGCGATTCAACAACGATTGAACGCCACCAAGCCACAGGGCGGCCCACCAATGGCAGATCCTAACGCCCTGCCCCCCGGCGATCCGGCCACACAACAACAACCGCAACCACAGCCACAGCCAAACCCAGAAGCAGCGCCAGACGCGATGCCCCCACAACCCCCAATGAACTAAGGAACCCTCGCCATGAACACTGCAAACCCAGATGCCGCCATCACAGAAGAAGACAAAGATGCTGCCGTTAATGTCGCGGTAGAAACACCCGAAGTCGAAACGCCAGAACGCGCGCTGGATGCTGATGGCTTGCCGGAAGAATTCACGCTTGAAGATCTTGAAGCGCTGCCGGAAGACGAGCGCGATGCCATTATTGCCGATCAACAGGCCATCACAGATGCAGCGGCAGCCGAAGAAGCATCCGTCAAACAAGCAAAGGCTGATGAAGATGCCGCAGCTATTGAAGCCGCCCAACCTGCGCCAGTGGCAAAACAAGAGCAGATCCCCGACACCACAAAAGCGCAGCAAGAACTAACTGCCGCCGAAGCTGCCAAGAAGGCTGTGATGGACGAATATAAGGCAGGCGACATCGATGACGAAGAATTCACAACACGCCTAATGGATGTTGATAAAACGATTGTGAATTCGCGCGTTGTCATTGAATCCGCCAATGCTATGCGGCAACAAAGCCAGAACGCCATAGCTGATCAATGGTATGGAAAGCTGGACAACTTCCACGCAATCAACCCAGCCCTACAAACCGCTGAACACAACGCAGGCTGGGACGCTGAACTGCGTGCCGTTAATACGCAATTTCCACGCCGTGACATGGATCAAAACATAAAGCTGGCCTATGAGCGTTATAAAATCACCGCAGACGCCATGGGGATCCCTTTGACAGGCGCAGCACCAGTGATACCGCCAGTCGATCCTGATGAAGGCAAATTGAAGGTCAGCACAGAACCAAGACCGGGCGCACCCACCACGTTGAAAACAGCGCCGGCCGCCGATTTGAACAGCCCAAATGACAGCCGGTTCGGCGCGATTGACAAGGCAGTCACCAACGTGACGAACACCCAAGAACTTTACAGTGCAGAAGCAGCAATGGCGAGTATGTCGGAAGCCGAACGAGACGCCTACTTGCGCGATTAAACAGGGAATCTTCGCGGGATGTTCGTTCACAAGTCGCCTCTTAGCCGGATCATAGACCAACCCCTCGTCATACAGATTGGGGATGCAGCGATGGTGTTTTCCATTGATGCAGCTGTGTTGACGGTTGAGAGGCACAATCAAGTCGTGCGCAAGATTCCCTTGCCTCTCTACATCAATGACCTTGTGGAAATATCAATAGATGTTGGGAAAATCTTCTTGAAGGAAGCAAACCCAACGTCGAGTTTGGTTATAATGGTCGACGTCGCCCGAAGTGTCCCTATCGCTGTTCAAAAGGGTATTTTATCGTAGGGCTTGCACGATTGCCGCAATGTGCGGTAAACGTTCAGCACATAGTGCGCAGGAAGTGCCGATATTTGTTACTTCCAAAGGACGCACAACCATGGAATCCCGCATTACCAACGCATCGGCCCAAAACCAGAAGAAGTGGGCGACCGCCCTTGCCATCGACATGGCAAAGAAGTCGTACTTCAAAAAATTCACCAACACCTCCGAAAACGCGATCATTCAAGAAAAGGTCGACCTGACCAAAGACGCAGGCGACACGATCTTCTTTGACCTGAACATGCGTTTCCGTGAGAAGCCGGTCTATGGCGACAACCGCGCCGAAGGAAATGAAGAAGCCCTCACGTTCCTGCAAGACGAAATCAAGATCGACCAAGTCCGTAAGCCCGGTTCTGGTGGTGGTCGGATGTCCCGTCAGCGCACAATCCACGATATGCGCAAGCTGATGCGCGACCGTACCGGCGACTATATGGCTGAATGGGACGATGACGCGACATTCTGCTATCTGTCCGGCGATTTGGGCAACAACGCGGAAAATGAAGACAAAATCTTCACCGAAGCAAACTTTGCTGGCAACCCAATCGAAGCACCCGACGCAGCCCACATCACATATGGCGGCGATGCAACTTCAAAAGCTGATCTTGCTGCCGCGGATAAAATGTCCGTTGCGCTGATCGAACGGGTTATTGCCAAGGTCGGCATGCTCAACGCTACGAACCCTGATGTTGTAAACATGCAGCCCATCAAAGATGGCGCAAAAAGCCACTTTGTTATGCTGATGAACGATTGGCAAAAGCATGACCTCCGCACAAGCGGTGCCGCAGGCGATTGGCTTGAAATCCAAAAGGCCGCGGGTTCTCGCGGATCCGACAACCCGATCTTTACAGATCAAATGGGCACAATCGGCAACGTCTCGCTGCACTCGCACAACAACATTCGCCGGTTCTCTGACTATGGTGCAGGCGGTAACGTCAACGTATCCCGCGCGTTGTTCCTTGGGCGTCAAGCCGGTGTCAAAGCCTACGGACGTGGTTCGTCTTCCCGTATGTCATGGGTCGAAGAGTCCACAGACTATGAAAACCAAGTGTCCATTGCGGCTGGTATGATTTGCGGTGTGAAGAAGACGCGCTACAAAAACCAAGCTGGAATCGGTTCTGACTTTGGTGTCATGGCAGTTGATACAGCGGCCGCACCGGTCACATAAGCAATTAGGCGGGGCTCTCCTCTAGGGCCCCGCACTACTTTCTGATCCTGATCCCTGTCAAAACCCATTTACTGAACTGGAAACCACGTCATGACCCTATTTATCGCCAAGAACGTCAAAACCCAAAGCATTCCCGTCCCGCAAACAGCCGGGGCTGTCCATTCCGCAACCTTCACCCACATTTACAGCGCTGCCACTAATGATGGCACTGATATCGTTGAAATCGGCGCGCTGCCGGGTGGATGCCAACTTGTCGGCGCAGAAGTGTTTACCGATGCTGTAGCAGCAACCTTTGATGTCGGTTTTGTCACTGGCGTCTACAAAGATGCAAGCGACACCCGCACATCTGCTGATGAACTGTTTGACGGCGTAGCCCGTAATGCCGTTCAAACACTTGACGGTATCGCTGCCGCCGCCATTCCGCCCAGCGACACTGCCCGCGGTATTGGTGTCAAACTGGTTGCTGGTGAAGCCGCTGGCACAAAGTACGTCACGCTGACCATCAAATATATCGCCTAAAAAATAGGGCGATACCCTCTTACCCTCTCACCTTTCCCTCACCCTCCACAGGAGAAGACCGATGAAACTGAAAATTGAACACACAATCCGCCGTGTTGGTGGCACCCTAATCAATATGCCACCCAGCACGAAAAGCCCCCGAGGCAAGGATTATCAATTTGGGCCGACCAAAGAGTCCGATGATGCACATATTTGTGAATGTGCCGACACCACACACATCCAGATGTTCCTCAAGATCCCCACCTTCATTATGTTTGACCCAGACGCCGCCCCAGACGGCGATGAGGACGATGATGATACAAGCCTTACCGACAGCACCTTGATCACCCATCCCGGAGACAACGCTGCTGCCAGTAAGGGAATTGGGGGTGAGGAAGGAGAGGGCCTTACCCCCAAAACCCCTAAAGAAGCGACCAAGACGGAGCCCAAGCCTGAACCGGATCCCGGTACCGAGTTGGATGTCCTGACAGAATTCAATGTAAAGAACCTGTCTGATGAAGAACTCGCCTTGGCTCACTTTGAACTTTTGGAAACAAAACCGCACCACAATTCAAAACGCCAAACGATTGAAGCCGCAGTCGTCGCTCAACTTCAACTGATGGATAAAGAAGTTGAGGATGCGAAAGCACTCGCCAACGAAGCCAACGGAACGAGCGAGTAATTCAACGTGACCAAAACAGTCGCAGCCATCATCGAAAGCGCGCTTATCCTGCTAAAGGATAGGCGCGCTGTTCGTTGGACCGTAAGCGAGTTGGTAGGATGGTTAAATGAGGGTGTGCGCGCCGCAGTAGCCTTAAAACCCGACCTTGCAATCCGCAGATCCACGCTACCCCTTGTGGCCGGTGTGGAGCAGGCCATCCCAGACACAATCAAACGTGTCGTGAAATTTGAAAGCAATGTAAACGGGCCAGCCATCACACCTACGTCCGTTCAGCTTTTGGACTCGTACATTCCAAACTGGCGCAACGCTGCCACGCTTGGTTCCCATGCAATTGTCGATCACGTCATTGTTGACGAAGCCGACATCACAACATTTATGGTATTTCCGGCAAATGATGGCACAGGCACCATCCGCGCTTTGGTCGAAACCGTCATTGCAGTCATTGTAGAAGACCCCAAAAACCCCAACCATCTAGCATCCTATGCCGCTGTAGACAGCCCGTTGCAGGATGCCGAAGGCGATGCACTCGTAGACTACCTCTGTTTCCGCGCTACCAACAAAGACATCGATCTGCCGGGTATGTCAGCCCGAGCCACATTTCACTATCAAGCGTTTGCCACGCGCATGGGTGTTGAGGTATCAGCTGAAAAGACCGTTCGCCCGGAAATCCCCGCGCCTGATCCGACCGTATAGAGGAATTCATCATGGCCACCACGATACACCTTGATGCGTTCCTGCCCTTGGTTCAGCCCTATGTGGGTGCCTGCCCAAAGATCGTTATCACCAACCAGATCCGGCAAGCCGCTATTATTTTTTGCGAACGCACAAGGCTATGGCGCGAAACCATCACTCAATCAGTGGTCGCGGCCGAAACGGCTATCGACATACCCACATATGCCGCACTTCACACTATTCGCTTAGTGACTTGGGAGGGGCAGTTGCTCACTGCGGCCGTTCACGATGATCTATTTGGTGAAGAGGACGTAGGCACGCCGTATTTCTATTCCACGCCGGAGACCGACAAGATCCACATCGCGCCCTATACCGAGGGCGAACTTGTGATCCGCTGCACATTAAAGCCCCGCCAAGGCCAGTCATTTGGCACGATGGCAGGCGATACCGCAATGCAGGACGCCTATGATCGCGTCCCCGACTTCCTGCACCGCAATCATGGTGATGTGATTGCAGACGGCGCTATTGCTGCAATTTCTGCTATGCCCAATCAAGAATACTCCAACCCCGAGATTGTCGCCTACCACAGCGCGATGTTTAACCAGTCCCTCTCGAACCTGAGCGCGTCGGAATTTAAGAACCAGACACGGCCACGCACGCGCAGCAAAACGATATGGTTCTAGGCCATGAAAGTCACACTCCAATCATTCCAAGGCATCGTTCCTAAGCTGAACGCCCGAGATATCCCACCAGGCGTTGCGGCATCCGCCAAAAATGCCCGCTTTGAAGATGGTTGCATTGTGCCAATCAATGGCAGTGCCACCGCACACACGTTCTCGGACGCTGTTTCCACCATCATTTTGCACAACGACACATGGCGCGGTTTTGCTGGTAATGTGAACGCCGCACCGGGGCCTATTGCAAGCGACCGCCTGTATCTGACGGGTGACGGTGTTCCATCCATGTTTGTGGAAGGCGTAGGGCGGTTTGACCTCAAGTTGCCCGCGCCTGTTGGTCAACTCACAATCACCGCCACCGGCGATATATCAACAGTCGGATCTATCGCGGCCGCCGATGCACAAACAGCCGCAACCGCCGAATATGATCGCTTGGTTGCCGCAGCTGGTGGGGCGTCGGTAGATGCGGTTCTTCCCGTAGCCACCGCACTGAACGAAAATCCGAGCCCAGCGCTGACATCGATCGTAGCGGCATACACCTATGTGACCGTCTTTGACGAGGAATCGCCGCCCAGCGCACTATCTGACAACATTAATTGGCAGTCGGGCCAAGGATTGACCGTCACAGGCTTTGTTGAACCGTCCGTAGGGCGCAATATCGATAGGATACGTCTGTACCGGTCACAAACCTCTGCGCTGGGCGTCACAGACCTCTATTTTGTGGTCGAAATTCCCGTTGCTCAATCAAACTACAACCACGACATTGTCGCTGTGCCATTAGGTGAATTCATCACATCGCGCGATTATGACCTTCCATCCGACACTATGAGCGGAATTGTGACGCTTCCAAATGGTATGATGGCCGCCTTTGATGGCCGGTCACTTCGGTTCTGTGAACCATACATTCCCCACGCGTGGCCGCTAAAATACGAACTGACAACGGAATATGATATTGTTGGCCTCGCTGCGTTCGGCATGACGTTGTGCGTTCTTACCACAGGCAATCCTTACATGGTGCAAGGCCAGACCCCCGACAGCATGGTCATGCAAAAAATGGAAGTGAACCTGCCTTGCGTATCCGCCCGATCTGTAGTGGATCTAGGATATGCCGCCGCCTACGCATCACAGCGCGGACTCGTGATAATGTCGCAGGCGGGCCCACAAATTGTCACTGCAAACCTGTACACTCGAAACCAGTGGGTCAACCTCGCGCCCGAAACAATCCGCGCAGCACAAATCGACGGCAAGTATCTGTTCAAGACTGCCAGTGGTGTCTTTATTCTCAACACAAACGGCGCACAGCCCTTTATTGAGGAAGCCGGTTTTGATCCAATTGATCTGTTTTTCGACATCACATCATCTAATATCTTCTACCTTGAGGCCGATGGGCTGACAGTAAAAACCTACGATGACCCTTCACAGCCAATCGACACATATGCGGAATGGACATCCGGCACCTTGCAGCTTGACCACCCTATATCGTTCGGTGTCGTCAAGGCAGATGCTCAAACCCTTGGTTGTGACGACTATCTCCGCGTTGATGTTTATGGCGATGACGTTTTAGTTGGACAGACGTTCGAGCCCAACGCCGTGTCGCGCCTTACCGGGGACAATATGTACACAAAATGGCGCGTTGAGATATTAACCAACATGAAGGTAGAACGCGTCATCATCGCAGGATCGCACACCGAGATAGTCCAGTGACCACCCCGTTGGAAATGCGGTTTGAAATTGCGCTTGAACGCCTAGAAGTGTTATTGGGAATACGTGGCGATGGTACTGGAAAAGCACTTACCGTTGGTGATGAAAAAACGCTGGCCGTCACTTTTGCTGAACAATTAGGATCCTCAACGTCATTTATTGAAACGTTTATTGAGGTCGCCAGCACACCCGGTCAAGTCACCCAGCCTATAGCAACAGTTTCACGCCTAGAGGCATTATCAAATTCACTAGCCGTCGATTACGAAATTACATTGGTTGCTGCCGAAGCCGCAGAGACAGCGCGCGACGCAGCGGCACAATCCGCACAGACCGCAGCGACAGAAGCAGGTAACGCATCAACATCGGCCGGCGCCGCAGCACAAAGCCAAACGGACGCTGGATTGGCCAACTCACAAGCAGCAACCTTTGCGCAAGCCGCCGCGGATTCCGAAAGTGCTGCCGCTGGTGCAGCATCCGCAGCCGCGACAGCACAGACCGCGGCTGAAACATCCGCGACAGGCAGTGCAACGAGTGCTACCGCTGCCCAAAGTGACAAGGTGGCTGCCGAAACGGCCGCTGGTGAAGCAAGTGTCAGCCAACAGGCAGCAGCAACATCGGAGTCAGGCGCGTCAAATGCGTTTAATGCTGCCGTAGCCGTTACGGACGTTGCCGCAAAACTTCTTACGTCAGGCGCAAACGTGCTTGAAAGCCCATTCTTTGAAGCAGGAACGTTCAATACGTGGGGTGTGGCCACGGGGCGCACTGTCAGGGTCAATGACGTCTACAGCTATGGGCAATCCGTCGACTTTGACCTTACTTCCACTGTAGCGGCCGAGGTCGGCATCCAATGGGCATCAGACATACCCGCCACATGGATAGGATCCGACCATCACGCTGGCTATTCAGTCACGGTAGAGTTTGATTGGGTGTCTGGGGCAAGCCTTGACGGCGCTGGCATCTTTGCCACTTGGTTGAAACTATCAGACGGTCTAGGCGTCCAAATCAACGTCCCACTTAAAGATATTCTGCCAGATCCCGCAGCCGATATTGTCTCGGGACGTCGATATACCGCCAATGTCATCATAGAACGACCATCCGACTTAGCTTATAATGCGGTGCAGGAATTCAACCTCACACTTGTGGCAGACAGCACGTCTCTTTTTGCAGGGCCGGTATCAAAGCAGATTGTTTTCCACAAAATCACTGTTGTTCCGATCACTGTATTGGAAGCGAGGGTCAGGGAAACCACAACGGCAGTTGCAGCAATAGACGCAGGGCTGGGCGCCACGCTTCAATGGCAAGTTGTGGCTGGTGGGGCCAGTTCCTACCTAGAGGTATATGCGTGGGATGATCTGAACGGCACCGCCGTGTCAGGCCTGACGTTTTCGGCCAACCAATATACGTTCGAGGGTGGCATGCTGTTGTTCAAGGACGCTGTGCTGCAAAGCGACGATTACGCTGTAGATACGGCAGGCTGGAGAATCGACAACACAGGATATGCCCAATTTAATGAGTTATTGATAACAGGGAACATGGTCGCTGACGGGTTTATCACTGCGAGGATGTTTGAGGCGGGATCTGTCAAAGCGCCACTTGGCGCAATCGACGCCGAAGGTATAACAGCAAACACTACTACGTTCCAATTCAAGCATGCTGGGTTCGCAATTATTTATGCAATAGGCGCTGGTGGAGGTGGAGCCTGTGCAAAATCTTGGGATCAACGCCCTACGGCAACTGGCGGTGGTGGAGGCGGTTTTGCAAGCCTGCTACTAAAAGATCCTGATATGGCAGAACTTTATACTATAACGATTGGTGCCGGTGGCCCTCAAGTTTTAGAAAACAACAACCGTTTTCTCAAAAGTGGCAATGACGGAGGCAACACCTCAATGGTAGGCGCTGGCATTAATATCCAGTGTTCTGGCGGAAGTGGTGGAAACGCCGACTTGTCAAGTGGCACCCCTAGTGCTCTTGGCGGATTAGGCGGTGCCGCAACGGGAGGTAACTTCAATTATACAGGCGGTCGCGGGGGTAATACCGATGCCCGTGATGAAATATCGGTAGGTGGCTGCATGGATTTTGGCGCGGCTTCCGCAGATATTGACGGACCTAATGGCATGATAATTCCCAATGCTGTCACGAGACCAATGGACGCCGGATTGCTAACCATGCAGGGCGCAGTGCCAGCATTTATAGGTTTTAATGGCAGTAATTTTGCCGGAGACGGTGACTATGCAGTCGGTGGTAGGGGTGGGATAAACAACGATGATAACGCAAGCTATGCCACTGGAAATGCAGGTGGTCCCGGTCTTATAGTTGTGGTGTATTATGGCGAGAGAGGTATCGTTTAATGCCAACTTATGCAGTCTTTAATGCCAGTGCTGTACAGATAAACCTTGTTCGCGCGGCCAACGAAACATCCGCAATGACCGACCCCTTGGCATCATACGCTGTTTTGTTGGATGACGATATAGATGAAATCACGCTGAAATTTAGAGAGTCGGTCAACACCAAACGAGCCAAGCTGATTGTCGCAGGCACGACCGTCGATGTGACTGGCTATGGTCTTGTTGACCTACAGGGGCGACCCGAAGATCAGGCAACACTTCACGGTCTGGCCTTTGCCGCGCAAATCCAAATCAGCATGGGATCCACTACGCCTACAAATTTCCTAGATCGCAGCAATGTACAACACACCTTAACCCCTTCCCAAGTCATTGACCTATGGATTAAAGGCGCAAGTTTTATGTCGCAAATCTATGCGCTATCGTGGGCCATCAAGGAAATGAACCCGCAGACGACTGATCCGGATGACGCAGCTTTATGGGTGATAGTGTGAAAATATCCTTTGAGGATCTAACAGAAGACCAAAAACTGTTCTTTGGGAATGGTGTCGGGCCGGAATGGCTGCCTGATTGGGCCAGAAATGTGATCACGAAAACTGCATCTTGGTTTTTCAAGGAAGCGTCATGGCGCCATCATGATTTTGGGTATGCGCGAGGGTTCACGTGGCAACACCGTTTCGAGTATGATTGGAAATTTTACAAAGCGATGACCCGTGACGCGCTCTCTCAGAGCAGCACCTTGAAGGTTCCTTTTGCCTTGTTTCTGTCAGTAGTTTTCTTTGGCGCTGTTGCAGCATTCGGTTGGTCATCTTTTCATTTTGGCGACAGATACAGGGCCATTGATGAGATTATTAGGAGCAAAGCTAATTCTAGTGCATAAACCCGTAATAACCGATAACACTCTCCACAACAAAAGAGCCCGCCAATGGAAAATACAGCGATCCCGATGACAGAACCCACCAAATACACCCGCGCCAATCAAGATACTCTGCTTGCCGCTGGCTTGGTCCTGACAAAATCAGAAGGTTGGGCACCTGACGCCAAGGCAATCGGGGTGCTCAAGGGGGACAGGCTCATCGCCGTGATGGTCATGCAGAAAGCCACAACGCTTGGCGCTGAAATCCATTTTGGCGGAGAAACTGGCTGGGCATCCAGTCAAATTCTAAAAACTCTATTCAAGGTGGCGTTTGAATATCGTCGTTATCCGCAACTCATTTTCCCGATTGCAATCACAAATGTCCCCGTCCAGATCATCGCCCTAAAAAGTGGCGCGCTTATCTCCGGTGTCGTAGGGGCTGGCGTAATGATGCAAGAGCCTGCTATCACGATGTCAATGACGCGCAATATGTGCCGTTGGCTTGAACCCTCTCCTATAAACGATCAGCGCGACGAAAACCGTTCGCCGGTATAACGAACAAGGAGACTGACATGGGTGGATCAGCAGCACCAACAGCAGACCCAGCACAGGGCATCGCAGCTACGATGACTGCGCAGACAGGTCAGGACGCCCTTGCGTTTGCAAAAGAACAAGCTGGAATTTCCAATGCGTGGGCCGCCGCTGATCGCGAACGTTGGGAAACAATATACGAACCTATGGAAACGGCCTTTGTTAACGAGGCATCCACTTACGACACCGCCGAGCGACGTAATCAGGCGTCCAATGAGGCGCAGGCTGATGTCCAGCAGTCCATGCAGTCAGCTACAGGCCAACGCGCCCGCCAACAGGCCGCTATGGGCGTTCGTCCGGGTTCGGGGCGCAGTGATGAGGGTACGCGCCGCACAGCAACAGATACCGGTCTCGCAGTCGCAGGCGCACGCAACATGGCATCCCGTAAGGTTGAAGACGATGGGTATCGACGCAAAGCTGATGCAATCAACGTTGGCAATAAATATGCGGTCAATCCGGGTACTTCACTTGGCATGGCCACCGCATCCGGCAATTCAGGCTTTGCGGCCGCATCAGCTGGCTATCAAGGACAAGCCAACATCCTTGGCAGCATGCACAATCAGCAAATGCAAACATGGCAAGCCAATCAGGATTCTTCAACCCAACTTTGGGGAGGCTTGGGAACTCTCGCCGGTTATGCGCTCATGTCTGATGAAAACGTCAAGGAAAACAAAAAGCCCGTAAACGATGTTCTGGGCGCTGTTCGCAAAATGCGCGTCGAGAAGTGGGACTATAAAAAGGGTGCCGGTGACGAGAAGTCGCATATTGGCACCTATGCCCAAGACTTTACCAAAGCCACTGGCATGGGCGACGGTAAAACAATCGACCTGATCGACATTACCGGCGTGGCATTGGGCGCAATCAAAGAACTTGATGCCAAAATTGACCAGTTAGCAGCATGAGTGCGCTTGGAGCCTTTGCTGGTGGCCTTGGTAACTCTTTGCAGGATGGCAAAGACCGGGATGAACGCCAACGTTTGTACGGTCAGCAAGATCGCGCGCTCGATATTGAAGAAAGTCGCGTTTCCGCTGGGGCTTATGATCAACCACAATATCAACCCATGGACCGCGATGCGTATACTGGACGCAGCGGCCTTGGCACGCGCCCTAACCCTAACGCCGCGGATTCAGGGCACGGCGGATCGACACGAGGTTCCAGCCGTCTTTGGGATCTTGTAGACAACCACGAAGGTGGTGGTGGCTATGACACATTGTTTGGGTTCTCTAACAATGGAGGACAATTTGCAGATACCCGTGTGTCACAGATGACATTGGGCGACCTGCGCGATTTCTCGAACCCGTCTGGCGAATATGGACAGTGGGTCCGCGGCGAATTGGACAGAAATGGACAGCGCGCACGCGTCGCCACACCCATGGGGCGATTTCAGATCGTAGGCACTACGATGCGCAACACAGCAGACGCGCTGGGCTTGGCCGATGACGTGGTTTTCAATGAGCAAACACAATTACAGATGGCCGACCATCTAGCCCGCCAACGACTTAGATCCTCTGATACGATGACCGGTAAAATGGCCGGTCTACGCGCAGAGTGGGAAGGTTTTCACAATGTGAGTGACGCAGATCTGCGCCGCGCAATCGAAGAATTTGAACGGAGATAACACAATGACGGTTGGTGGTTTTATAGGTGGACTACAGCAAGGTGCAAATTTTCGCGAGGGCAGAGATTCCCGCGCCGCTGATCGCGCGCGCCAAGAACGTTTGGATCAAATAAACGAAGAACAACGTCTCCGAGGTAATCGTCGCCAAGACGAAAGCGACGGATGGGCACGCGATGATCAAGAATATCTTCAAAGTGAGCGCGCACGCCAAGCCGCTGATCGCGCGTGGATCCGCGGTATCTATGAAGATGGTGCCGATCTGACTGACGACTCGCTGACTGGCACCGCCCCTGCCAGTGCGCAGCCCCCAAACACTGGTGCCCCCACTGATGCATCCGTGGGTCGCGTTCCTTCACCCACACCCAACTCTCCACCCGCCCCCAACCGATTGACGCCTGACCCCGCTCAACCGGCACCCAGCATCGGCAATTCAGCCCCAGATCAGCCTTCTGCACCCGTTCTGGGTATGCGTCCTGCCGTACCCGGTGGCGAAATGCCATTGGATCGCCAAGCACCGCCACAAATTCAAGATCCGGCAGCGCGCGGTGTGCAGCCCAGCAACATCCCTTCCCGAACATCTAGTAACGCAGCTGATGCCGCAGCAATGCAGGATCCCGCGTTCGTAACAATGGCCGGACGTGAGGGGATGGAACCCGCCGAATACTGGCAAACTCTGCCGCCCGAAGTCCAACAGCGCCACCGCGACCGCGTTGCGGGACAAAGTGACGGCCCCGCCATCCCCGACGCTGGGACGGACATGGAATTTGATCAACGTGTTGTGACAAACGCGTCCAGAATGCTTGACGCTGGCACGGATCCGACCGGAGCCGCGCTTACACCCCGTGATGCCGAACGTTTGCGCACCTTGATCAACGAGCGCACAGCGGTAAATGCAGACGGCACAGTAATGCCAACAGACCGTGAAATGGCCGACCGGGCAGCAAACGACCAAGTCAGCGCTCAAACATCCCTTGGTGCACGCCGCCCCGATCCCGACGCCGCACCGGCCCCGCCCGCCGCAGTCCAACCTATCGGAGCACCCCGCCAACCATCACAGATGCAAACCCCTGCACCTCAAGACGCCTCGCCTGATTTTATGAACGCGGAACGCGGAGCACCCTACACGCAGCCTAACGGCGCGCCGAATGTACCTGACGCCGCAGCACTTTCCGCTGATCCCGCAGAGATTGCCGCCGCCGTCCCTGACACATCGATCAACGAGGCAGATGCGCGCCCTACTGGTTTAGGCACCCGAACTGGTGCGCAATCCCAAGAAGTTGAGACATCCGCCCAACGTTGGATTGACCAATATCGTGAAATCGGTGCCCCCCATATTGTCGAACAATTGATGCGTCGCGGCATGGTAGCCGAGGCCGAACAATATCAAACGTGGATCGATAAAGAGACGGTTGAAGCTGGCATGCGCGATTATGCCCGCGCAGCCATGGGTGCAACGACCGGCGATTTTGAACTGTTCGGGTCTTCAATCTTGGACCTCTACAACAACGAGGAATATTTTGGCGACGGATTGCAGATCGACAAAGAAAACTCTGATTTCATTCGCGATGGCGAAGGTAACATCCTTGGGGCCGAAATCACGTTCAACGACGCAGATGGAAATTCCTTCACCCGCCGATGGGAAAGCCTCAATGAGATTGTTGAAGAGGCTATGCTGATGTTTGCCCCAGAACGCGCCTTTGAATTGCAACTTGAGCGCGGCGATGCGGCCGCAGCGTCTAAAGCGCAAAGCATTGCTGATGACACTGAACGTGATGTCGAATTCATGGACTTCATGCGCCGCGAGATATTCACGGAAGGATTGTCAAAAGATGACGAAACATCCGTCGCAGATGCCCTAGAAGCAGTGCAAGACAGTTTGTTGCCCGGTCAATGGAGCGCGATGAGCAACGACGACAAACTTGCTGCCATTCTTGAACAGGTTCAGCTTGTTCGTGATGCCGAAGCTGCCACGTCCGGACGGCCCGCGTCTGCCGGTGTGGATCCAGCCGCAACCGCCCCCACACCACAACCAAATGTCTTGCGTCGGTAATATCCTTGTCGCGGAGAGTTAAAGTGCGGTAAACATCGATTAGCCTGCAAAGGAATTGCGGGCCCGCCTTTTGATGCGAGCCCAATATGACCAAAAACGCTTTTTCGACTGACCCCCGCATCACTGCCGCCGAGGAAATCGCCGCACGCCGCGCCACGTCATCGCCTTTGGGTCTACGTCCTGACAGCGCGGAATCGCCCGTTGAGGCCACAGCACCCACCGCAAAAGACTTCATCGACCAGATTTCAACGGAAACAACGGCACCCGCCAACGTTGTTTGGGCGCTGGCCGACCGCGCCGCCGTTGGTGGCAACATCACACAGGAATCAATCGTCCAAGACGCACACTTCTTTGCATCCCGCATCGCCAACGGAGACACGCCCGAACAAGCCCTCGCTGTTCTGACGTCTGACGAAGGTGAGGCCAAGCAGATCCTTGAGGCGGCCTATTCGATTGCTGACGAAGTCTATCCCTCCGAAGGTCAGACAGCACAGCGCGAACGCCGGAACAACAATTGGGGTATCACTGACTATGCGGCGAACGCTGCCGGATCCGTCATTGAAGGCGCAGGAATGGCCGTTGAAGGCATTGGTGGCCTGATTGGCAGTGCTGACATAGCCGTAGATGCTGCCCGCCCTGCCCGTTACAGCGAAGATGACGCAACAATTGGCGCACGCGTTGGTGATACCGCCGTCGCAGTTACCGAAGGTGTAGGCGCAGCGACCGAAGGCGTGGGTTCGTGGATCCGCAGCTTGGGTGAAGGCATCAAAGACGAACAGTCGGATTCAGCCGTTGCCGCCGCCGAAACTATGATGTCTGCCTTTGATGGTAATGAGGTGGATTGGGATAAAATCACCTTAAACGGCGCTGGGCACGCGATGACCTCGCTGTTTGGCAACTTGGCACCAATCATCATCGCTGGTTATTTCACTGGCGGCGCAGGCGCGATGGTAGCTGGTGCCGGTCAATCGTACACAGGCGGTAAAGAAACCGCTGAACAGATCGTGGGCGAAGCGTTTGAAAGCGGCGAACTGCAAGAAACCCAAATCTATCAGCAATATGTCAACAGTGGCTTGGCCCCCATGGAAGCGCGCGACCGTGTTGCCGAAAATGCTGGCGATATGTCGGGTGTATTCACTGCCCCTATCGGTGCCGTTGGTGGCAGAATTACGTCTGACATCGCCAATCGTGGCATTGGCGTTCTGGCCGGTGCGAACGTTGTGCCCCGTCTTTTGGGAACTGTTGCGATTGCTGGCACCGAAGAAGGCCTTCAAGAGGTTGCCGAGGGTGTGACCTCCCGCGCCGTCACCGCCAATCAGACTGGCCTTGATGTTGATTTGACAGATGAGGCGCTGGGCAACTTTGTTATGGGTGCCGTGGCTGGTGGTCCTGTTGGTGTATTGGGCATGCGCCCTCGTGCAGGACGTGAGGATGAACAAGACGATGGTGCAGAAGATCCGGTTGCCGCGGCTGCCGCTGGGGCTGATGCTGCCGCCGAGCAGCCTTTGGGTGCAAGCCCCGCTGCCGCTGGGGATCCAATGTCCCCAATGGCTCAAGGAGTCGCTGAAACCCTTCAAGGGGATCCGGCAAACCCCGAAAGCGCTCAAGCGGTTCCCCCTATGGGGCCGATCGCTCAAGCGGCAGCCGCAGCGCCGGTTGTAGAGCCTGAAATCCCCCAAACGCAGATGTTCCCCGACATGAAGCCCGGACAATCCGTGGATCTGCGCACGCCTGATGGACGAGACATCACAGCGGTATTCCAACGTGAAGAAGACGGAACTGCCATTATTCGCTTCCAAGGTGAGGAAATCGCCATTGATGCCAGCGAATTCGACATCGCACGCGATCTGCGCACCGGTTCAACAGATGCCGCAGCACCAGGCGCAGACACACCCCGCCCAGCGGACGTACAGGCGCCAGAAGCCCCGCCCATTGACGATGGTGATGTCGATGTCATCGAAATGGACGCGCGACCGTTTGCAGACCGTCTTTTTGATGCAGTGGAGGCCCGTGGCAACCGCCCCGCAGATGCGGCCGCCATGCCGTCAACAGTTGAGGAAATCGACCAACAGATATCAAATCTGCGCAAACAAGCGTCAATCGAAAATGGTGGCATGTCCCCCCTGATGTCACGACGCCTGCAAAAACTTCAAGAACAGCGTGGCGTGGTTGAGGCAAATTCAATCGAAGACATGCGTCGCACGCTGGGTGAAGTAGGGTCTGAAATGGGTGAGGCAATCATAGATGCCACGCGCAGAACCGCAGCAAGCAGTAAGTCCGACGCTGACCTTACTGGACTTGAAAGCATGCTGCGATCAGCCACAAAATTGGGCTTTGACGTCACAAATGATGATGTGCGTAAAATGGATGCTATTGTCCAAGCCAGCGAAGGAAAAAAGAACAAGCAAGCGTTCACGCGCAATGCAATGAACGACCTTTTCAAAGGACGTACTCGCCGGGACATGCAGCCAAAGCCGGATGTTATCGAAAACAACGCCGCACCTATGGTTGACGTTGCCGCGATCACCGCTGCCGCAGCTGATGTAGATACCGATCCAACGGAAGCGCAGAAGATTGCCGGAAACTACAAGAAGGGCCACTTCAAGTGGGGAGGTCTGGATATCTCCATTGAGAACGCCAAGGGATCCACGCGATCCAAGAAGGCTAAAGATGGAACCGGCTGGTCTGTTGTCATGCCTGCCGACTATGGCGACATCAAAGGCACGGTTGGCGCGGATGGCGATAACATCGATGTTTACATGGGCCCAAGCCCCGAGTCCGAGAAAGTGTTTGTCGTAGATCAGGTGGACGCCGAAACCGGTCTCTTTGATGAACACAAGGTGATCCTTGGCACCAATACCGAAGGCGAAGCGGTGCAGATCTACACCGATGGTTTCAGTGACAATCGTGGGCCCGACCGCTTGGGTGGCATCACATCGATGACAACGGCCGATTTGAACGATTGGATCAAAACCGGCGACATGAAGCAGCCTGTTGGAAAACTGCGCCGTGACGGCGATGATGCTGAAATCCAGACCGCGCTTGCTGACAAACTGGAAGGCAATGAAAAAGAAGCCGAACTGCAAGGCCGCAAAGATCACGCCAATGGCGTGGAGCGTCGCTTACCTTCATACATTGACCCTACGGACTCTGTTGCAGGGAACGCATGGTATAGAGGCTGGGACAAAGCCAACCTCGAACAGCCAATAGATGAGCCTGCCCCCGAAGCAGATGCCGTTGCCGCAGTAGACACATCCAGAGTTATTTCCCAAATTGAAATGGATTGGGAATTCAAAAAGTTAAAACCGGATGAAGCACGAGTTAGGTTGAAAGAGGCCGGAATGTCTGCGCCATCGCGTCCCCGCATGGACGAAATTTTGCTGGCTGCCGCACGAATTTCTGGAACCCAACAGGGTAATGACTTGCAATTTGTTCAAGTCAATACCGAAGCGTTCGAAGCGACAGGGGTTGAGCCTTATACGCGCGCGGATACCATCTATATCAAGATCGACTTTTTTGAACGTAAACTGATACGTCAGCGCGGTGATTTTAAAGCCCTAACTGAAAAAGGTGAGGAAGAAGTCCGCCGAATAATGGATGGCGAGATAACTCCATCATTGGATCAAGCTAAAGCGTGGGACGGTATGTCCGAAGCTGAACGCCGAGAACTGATGTTGCGTATGAGTGGCACCAAGCAAGGTGATGGCACTCTAAACAAAACATCTGCGCGCGCCGCATCAAAGAAATGGGCGGATCTATCAGACGGCATCCGTACCAAGATGATTGAACGCTGGAACGCTCTTGATGACGACGCCGCGCCTGCATTGACCGAGAACGACACGCCGCCGCCCGATGTTTTACCATCAGATGATGCCCTATTGGCCGTAGTGGACGATCCTCGCGCCCTTATGGTTGATTTTATCGACCGCGTATTGGAACCGACCAACGGCCCCAACGCTCATGACCGATTTTTGCACTTCAAAACGGTTGATGACCTGAGCAAAACCGCGCCTGCGATCCGGTATATGAACCGCGCCGGTAAGGCGACATCGTTTGCCGCACGTACCAAGCTGGCCGATGACTTTGTCCGCGAAATGATCGAAAAAAGCCCGAACCGCGAAACAGGCGTTTTTCTTGATCAAAACGGAATGCCTATTGCGATTATCAGGGGCAAGTCTGGATCAGCAAGCGAAGGTCATCGCTTAGATTTCCCTGACTATCTCGTAGCTGGTCTTGTCAATGGTGAAGTCACATATGGCACGCACAACCACCCCAACAACAGCGCCTTTTCCGGCGCAGATGTAACCATCTTGGCAAATGCTGGCGCTGACATGGAAGTGGTCGCAATTGGCAACGCTGGAAGTTATCACACTGCAATCAGGGGCAAAACCAAGGCCAACGCAGTGCAAATGCACACGGCTTTCCATGTTACCCAACAGTACGTTTTTGAAGCCATGTCCCCGCTTGTTAAAGCAGGCACCGTCACACGTGAGAATGCCAACAAAGTCCACTATGCGCTTGTAAATCTGGCAATGGACCGTGCAGGCCTCATTGAATACACTGGAACCGCGCGAGATTATCTCGCCATAACTGATGAGGGATACGATGCAGAAGCTATCGTCACCGAAGCCACCACAGTCGCAGAAACTAGCCTTCGACCATCCGGATCTGATGTCACCGAAAGCGGAGATACAGACCGAGATAGCCAATCTGGAAGCAGCGCGGAACCTATCGGATCTGGACGCGACACGCCTCAAGACGCTGAAAGAGTCGTTGCCGATGGCGACGGAACAGGGCGGATACTAGATCAAGGCGTAGACCTTGCCCAAATCACTATCATTGGCCGCAAACTATTTAATAACTGGACCAAAAACGTTCGGAAGGTGGGTAAAACTAAAGGTTGGACCATCTTTAATGATGAAATCATAAACACCTTCCGTCTTATGAACCCAGAATTATCTGTTGATATTCGTTTCCCTGATGCCAGTGCCGCTGCGCGCTGGGCAAGCGAAAATCCATTTTTAGAGGTTAGGGCAGCAAAAAATGCTGAAATGGATTCTCAAGATCTTGCAGATAGAGAAAGGGCAAATCAGCCCGATCAAGGCGTAACAGCCCCGACCTACCAATTTCTTGATCAATGGTGGAACACACTGATAAAGGCACGATCCGCCTTTAGTAATATTTTGCCCGATGTCAGCCGCCAGACAAAGTTAAATGCTGACAAGGTTTGGACTGATAAGGACGGTCTTGTAAGGATCATCGACACGTTCCTTGGATCTATCGGGGAATTGGATTTGCGCAGCCCTACCGCGCGCAGCGCCGCCCTTCCTGAAGGTTTCAGTATCAAAAGCCGGTCTAAATTGTCCGACGAAAATTTGATCCGCGTCAAAGGTGGCGCGTTCAGAATTGTCATTACGAATGAAGGCACCGTTGTAGGTCGAGACTTCTATGGCGACACAGACGCCGAAGCCGTTGAAAAGGCCGTAGGTTGGATTGGCCGAAATTACCCCGCCCAAACAGAAGTGACAGAAACACCGAATACCGCCCCCGATAGCGATCCTGACTTTGATGGCGCCCTAGACGATATGTTTGGCGCACCGGAGCGCACCGCAGAGGACATCGCCAAGGATATGCAGGACATCCTGCGCGGATTGAAGGAAAGCCCGGATCAGTTCAGCAATGATCAATACGACAAGCTGAAACCCTTGTTTGCCGAGGCGCTGGGCGGTGTCGACACCACCGGCATGGACCGCCGAACCATATTCAGCACAATGATGAAGCCATTGGTCACAGCAGGCCTAACCCGTGAGGACGTCACCGCGCTGCAACCGTTCTTTACCCGATACCTCGACGAAGATGTTTCTCGTGAAACACCAACCGACACTACGCCAAGCGGATCCGTTGAGGCCGAAAAGATCACGATTGAATTCCTGCGCGCGTTTGCAGCTGGTGACAGCTTCAAAACCATCGTTGAAGCCCGAAAACTGGCCGCAGAGGCACTAGGTCGCGATATCACGGTTGATGACCACAAGATGATCGAAGAAGCGATTGAGGTGGCCGTTGTGCAGCATGCACGCGACATCGCCACCAGTGGTGACACGCCTGACGTGATTTATGATGCGTTGGTGGATCTTTACGCCGCACAGCCGATCCTTGGGCAGCGCACATCCGGAAGCATTGAGCGCCAAGCCTATTCAACCCCTGCGCCGTTGGCCTATATTGCATCGCGCCGCGCGGGTGTGGCTGACGCGAACATGGTTCTGGAACCTACCGCAGGCACCGGCATGCTGTTGATCGAAGCCGATGCGTCTAAAATTGTAGCCAATGAGTTGGACGCCGACCGGGCAAATTCAATCTCGCAAACGTTCGGGCCCGACATCACATTGACCACATCCGACGCCACAACGATGGAAATGCCTACGAACGTACCTTCCATCATCGCCAACCCGCCGTTTGGGGCGGTATTTGATGGCCGCAAGCGCGTATCTTGGCCGCTGGGCGTCACAACCACCACAGAGGTCGACCACGCCATTGCATGGCGCGCTTTGGACAATCTGGCAGAGGATGGCAGCGCTGTTCTGTTGCTAGGTGGCGTTAAAAAGCAGATGGATGGTGATGCGCGCAAGAAGGGCTACCAGTCCAAAAGCAAGCGCGCGTTTTACAAACAGTTGTATGACCTATATAATGTGGTGGATCACTTCACTGTCGACGGGGATCTATATAAGCGCCAAGGCGCTGCGTGGCCGGTCGATGTTATCGTTATCAAGGGTCGTGGCAAATCATCGCTACCTATGCCAATGGCCCAAGCCCCAGCGGTTTTGACCACATGGGCCGATCTGAAAAGGAAAATGGAAGATGGACAGCAAGACGCACCCACAGTGGGCACCGCCGAACAGCAACCCGATGCTAACAGCGGTCAACTTGACCTCCTTTCTGCCCCTGACGCTGGAAGCGTATCTCGACGCCCTGACGACGCGCGTCCAACAGATGATGGACAACGTGACGGATCCCGTAGCGATGATGGACGAATTGACGGGGATGGAAGTCAAACTGATGTCACCGACAACAGCGGGGATGGCAGCGGAATTCGTGGAAACGAGCGAAACCCTGCAAGCGGAAGCCCAGACGTTGAGCCAGCCATGGCCGATCCAACGGGCGCAGCTGACGCGGAATCCGGAATTGAAAGCACTGATATCGTCAACGGACCTCGAAATGTTCCTGACAGGACTGTATCAGCCCGGACGCGCGTAGACCGTGACAGCACTGAAATCGAAACAAACCTGCAAAAGCATTATGTCCCGCGTTCAAATGCGAAGTTTGCTGTTGGCACGCTGGTTCCGAACAACATGCAGTCCGCTATTCAGAGCGCATTGGACACCATTGAAGAAACGCACGGCGATATTGATGACTTTGTGGCCGCGTCCCTTGGTTGGACCCGTGATCAGTTGTTGGGCACCGATGATGTGCCGGGTTATTTCTCTGCCGAGCAAGTCGACGCCGCAGCAATGGCGATCTACAACGCCGAGCAAGGCAAGGGCTTCATCATTGGTGATCAAACCGGTGTTGGCAAAGGTCGCTTTGTTGCTGGCATGCTGCGCTATGCTCACCTAAAGGGCTATATCCCCCTATTTGTGACACAAAAACCCAACCTTTATGCCGACATGATCCGAGATTTGAACGACATCGGTGAGGAAAACGCTATCAACGAGGTGGTGGTCACTAACGACAACCTGACCGGGATGAACGCTATTCCACTTGAGGAAGGGTCAGATGTGAAAATCACTTCACTGACCAAAGCCAAAAACCAAAAGATGCTGCGAAACTTAGCCAGCACGGGTAGACTGCCAGAAGGCATAAAATACCTATTCACCACTTATGATCAAATGAAAACCTCATCCGGTAAATGGCCGCTGCGCGCGACCGCGATACTTGCAGGTGGAGGAAATATGTTCCCCGTTCTGGATGAAAGCCACACAGCAGGCGGTTCTGGCCCAATTGGCTGGGGTGGCAAACGTGAAAAAGGTTCTACGCCGGAGAACATGGCTGAATTTTTCCGTGATTTGACGCAGGCGGCAGCCGGTTCGGTGTTTTCGTCTGCGACCTACGCAAAAAATCCCTCTGTAATGTCTCTCTACGGGACAACAGATCTAGCGCTGACCGTCGACGACATTGAGGATCTGGCCGAAGCGATCGAAAAGGGTGGCGTCCCGCTGCAACAGGTTCTTGCTAACCAGTTGGTCGAAGCGGGCCAGTTTGCCCGCCGTGAGCGGTCATACGAGGGTATTGAGTTCAAATCCCATACCATAAAGGTAGAAACACAGCGATCCGCGGCGCTATCAAAAGCCATCGGCGGAATCTTTGAATTTGACGAAACGTTTATGACTGATATCCGCAAAAAAGTGGGCGAAAAGGTTGCCGAAGATGGCGCCACAATGATGCCAGATGGTTCGGTAGGCATGTCATCCGTGTCATCGACAAACTTTGCATCCAGCCTTCACAATATCGTATCACAGATGCTTTTCAGCCTAAAAGTGAACGAAGTTGCCGCACGAGCGATTGAAGCCCATAAGGCCGGTAAGAAGCCAATAATTGCCGTTAGCAACACAAACGAAGCAATCCTGATGCAACAGATGGCAGATGAAGGCGTGGTTCTGGGCGATGAAATGACCGTGCCATTCAACACCCTGTTGATCCGCTACATGGAACGTTTGCGGATGGTGAACGTCAAAACCATCGAAGGTGTTAGCACCAAGATCCGCTTAAATGATGAACAGATTGGCACCACGGCCGCAAAGATGTTCAAGGATATGGAAGCAGAATTGCGCGATCTTGACCTTGGAGACATGAGCGGCAACCCGTTAGATGCCATACTGGACAAGATGCGCGCCGCAGGCATGAACGTGGGCGAGATAACTGGACGTCAACGTGTCTTGGTAAGTGGCGTCGTCACCGCACGCGATTCATCGCAAGCGTTTAAGAAAAAGACCATGCAGGCATACAATTCCGGCAAGATGGATGCGCTGTTGATCAACAAGTCGGGATCGACCGGCTTCTCGCTACACGCAACAGCAGCCCCCAACAACGATGGCAAGCCGCGCCATATGATTGTCATGCAGGCAGATCCCAACATCGACGTGTTTATGCAGATGCTTGGACGTGTGAACCGCACCGGGCAAATTAAAAATCCAACCTATGAGTTGGTTGGTACAGATATGGCCGTAGAACGCCGCCCTGCCGCCGTTCTTATGCGCAAAATGGCGTCTTTGAACGCCAACACCACCGCATCCAAGAAAGGCGTTGTATCGCTCGAAAACGTGGTCGATTTCCTCAATTCTGTTGGGGATAAGGTGACTGCCGAATACTTGAATGAGAACACCGAAATTAACGCCGTGCTCAATGTCAAATATGGCAAGGATGACGGCATCGCAAACCTCGCGCAGCGCATCACTGGACGCTTGGTCGTATTGGAGCCCGCGAAGGCCGAGGAAATTTATGCCGAGATTGAAAGCCGGTATGAGGATGTTATCGCGGAATTGGACCGCCTTGGACAAAACCCCCTTGAGGCAAAGACGCTGGATCTGGATGCACGGCCGATGGGCAGCACCGTGCTGCGCGAAGGTGGTGGTACTGGCAGCCCATTAGATCAGGACACCACTGTGACGCTGGCGTCAGTCAAGAAGCTGGGGCGATCGATGACGTTTGATCAAGCCATGGCCGAAGCTGATAAGGCGCGCGCTGGGCGCACGGATGAAGAGATTAACGCCGAAGCCGCTGAAATGTTTGACAGCCGCCGTGATGACTACTTGTTGCGATATAAGAACCGCATCGCCGCCGCTGAAAAGATGGTTGCGTCTGTTGCTGCCAAAGAGGACGCAACAGACGTTCAGAAGACCAACGCGGCCAAGGGCGTAACCAATGCCAAAGAGGCGTTGGAGCGTGAGGAAATCAGGTTTGAAGGGCTGAAAAAGCGCGTGTTGCAAGCGTCCATCGGCACAATCGTTCAATTTGAAAGCCCGCTGATGAACACCGAAGCTGTTATTCTGGGTGTTGACCTATCCCGCATGACGGATAACCCGACCGCAGGTTCCATGTTGAAGATGCGCTTGGCCGTGGCCGATGCATCGCGTGAAATCAAAATCCCGATGTCTCGCCTCTATGGATTGGCGCCGGATGTCACGCTGGGCATCATCCCAGAAGGGCAGGCACGCATCGCGTTTGATAGTGGTCAGTCGGAAACCCGTGAGGACCGGACCATTATCAGCGGCAACATGATCGACGGCTTTGCCCGCTTTGGGACCGGTCAGGTTGTTATGTTCACCACCAACAAGGGCGTCGTAACCCCCGGCATTCTGATGCCGCAAGACTTTGATCTTAACAAAGCCGTGGATGAAAAGGCTGTTGTGTTCCAGACCGGCGAACAGGTGGTGCGCTTCCTTGATGCCGTTCCACGGGGTCTCGTCACGAGCGACGACAAAATTGCGGCTATAGCGCGTCGTGGTGACGGATATGTCATCACCGTGATGAAGAAAAATGGCAAGGCGTACTATCTCAACAAATCCGTGCGTGAATTGCTGGGTGATTTTGACGGCCGCAGCGGTAAAACCATGGACAACCGATCTGACAGCCGCACAGACGTGGGCGCAGCGCTGCAAGAGTGGATCAACCAGTTAGGCGCAAAGTTCCAAGTCAGCACCCACAAAGACGAAGCCCGCATGATCACAGGGGAAATGCTGCCGACATTCGACACAAAGGCCGCCTTAGCCAAAGGGTTTGAGGAATCCGAGTCCCGCTTTGCACAGAAAAAACAAACAAGCACACCCGCCTTCAAAAAGTGGTTTGGTGATAGCAAGGTTGTCGATGAGAACGGCGATCCCAAGGTTGTTTATCACGGTACAGATACCACATTCGATAGCTTTAATGGGGCTGCATTTTTTAGCACGTCCGAAGTTGCAACAACTTATGCCGAAGATCGCGCCCATTGGGGTGACGGTAAATCCAACGTTATTGCGGCCTACCTTTCTATCAAAAAACTCGCGACCGATGCCGACATCGATGTAACGGCAAAAGCACTTGGAATTGATGGAACGGACGTACACCAAGGCTGGTTGATGGTGAGTGTTGGAATGCACCCCGATGCCAAACGCGTTATTGCCCACCTTAAGGAGCGAGGCTTTGACGGTGCGGCGTTTGACAATGATTATTCGATGGATGACCCGTTCGCGGAAGTCGAAACAATTGCTGTGTTCGATCCTGCCAACATAAAATCCGTCAACAATCGTGGCACGTTTGATCCCAACACGCCCAATATGTTCAACGAATCCGGCAACCAGTTTGGCAATGTGCCGATCAATGCAAAGGGCTGGGTGAAGTCCCAGAAGGATCTTGCAGCCACCGCGATATCCGATGTGATGACAGATAAGTTTGGCGCATTGCTTTCGCTGGTGCCTGGTCGAGCCCTGTTTACCGAATTGGGCCGCAATCTCTCGTCAGCGCGTGTTTATGTTCGCCTCAAAGAGGAAATGGACGCTCTACGCCAAGACTGGCAGGCCAGATCCGCCGACACTACGTCAGACTGGTTGAAATTGGCCCGTAAGGATCCCGCTGCCAACGAAGACCTCATGGATCTGATGCACAGTTCCACAATCGCCGGTTTTGACCCCAGCGAAGACTATGACGCCGATGGCCGCCTCTCCCACGCAAAGATGGAAATAGGGCGCTATGGGCCGGACAGTTCGATGTATCAGTGGGCACAGGACGTCATTGAGACGGATGGTAAGCGCCGCGAAGATTATGCCAAACTGCGCGCCAAGTATGACGCGCTGCCCCCTGAATTTAAGAAGATGTTCAGCACCATTGCCAAAACCTACACCGAATTAGGCAATGCGTTTGAAGCGGCAGTGGTCGACAACATGAAGATCGCCGCCCAGATCGCGCTAAAACGTGCCAAGCGCCATCACAAGGCTGACATTCGCAAGATCGAAGACGATGGCCTAAAGGGAGAAGCGCGCACCGAAGCCAAAGCGAAGGCCGATGCCAAGCTGACACGGGCCAGTGCCCGAGCCGGTTGGGCGTTGCAAGCCCGTTTGGCATCCCTGCGCAGTGAGTTTGAAAGCAACCGCCTCAAGGGTCCATATTTTCCACTGGCACGCTTTGGCAATTATTTTGTGACCGTTCGGGATGCGTCCGGCAGCGTTGTGTCATTCTCGCGATTTGAGAAGAAGGCCGAACAGCGCAAAGAGATTGCGCGCGCCAGCAAAGACAAGGCTATGTCTGTTGAAAATGGTGTGTTGGGCGACAAGGCTACAGACCTGAAAGGCATGATCGATCCCGCCTTTGTGGCAGATGTTCAGGAATTGATGGGCGATTTTGACGCAGATCCATTGCTGATGGATGCAATCTGGCAGCGCTGGCTTGAAACCTTGCCAGATCAAAGCATTCGGACCAATAGCATTCACCGCAAGGGCCGAGAAGGCTACACCGGCGATGCTGTGCGTGCCTTCACCTCCCACACGTTCCACGGGGCCCACCAGTTGGCGCGTTTGAAGTATGGCCTTAAAATGTCAGATGCACTTGATGATGCCCGCGATGAGGCAAAGCGCGACAAAAACCCAGAACGTGCCGGGTTTGTTGTGGGTGAAATGGAAAAACGCCACAATTTCACCATGACACCTACCGGTGGACCGATCGCTACAGCTGCGACTTCGATGGCCTTTGTTTGGTATTTGGGCATGACGCCGGCAGCCGCCGTAGTGAACCTGTCACAGACCACCGTTGTGGCCCCCGCCATCCTTGGCGCAAGGTTCCGCACCTTTGGCGCGCTGGGCGCCCTGAAAGAGATAGGCAAGGCCGCGCGCGACTTTGTCGAGGGCCGTGCTGACGCCAGTAAGGGATCCCGTGTTACCGCCGATGAAAAGGCGGCGCTGATCGAAGCCTACCGCCGTGGCACTGTCGATAAGACACAAGCGCACGAATTGGCATCCGTCGCTGAAACTGGTGTTGAATACTCTGACAGACGCGAAAAAGTTATGCGTGCCGTGTCGTTTTTCTTCCACCACGCCGAGCGTGCAAACCGTGAGGTGACGTTCCTAGCAGCCTATCGCATGGCTAAAGCCGAAAAAATGGCACCTGATGCAGCCATAGAAGTTGCCGCAGATGTGACGTGGAAATCACACTTTGACTATCAAAACACGTCGCGCCCACGCATCATGCAAAACGACACAATGAAGATCCTGACCGTGTTTCGCCAGTTCACTGTGAACATGATCTATCGCTTGACCAAAGACATGCACGCGATGTTGCACAGCGATGACGCGGTTCTGCGCCGCGAAGCCCGTGACCAACTTTTGGGAATTACCCTGTCCATGTTCGCCCACGCCGGTATTCGCGGCGTTTGGGGATATGGCATCATCAAATCAGTGTTCAAACTGTTGGTGCCCGGTGACGATGATGACCTTGATGCATGGTTGCAGCACGCCCTGTTGCTCGAAGGAGACGGCGCCGGTGCCGCATCATGGAACTTTGGTATGGGTATGGTCCTCAACGGCACTCCGGGTCAGCTTACGGGTTGGTCCCTGTCCGAACGTATAGGCATGCCAACTCTTTGGTTCAGAGAAAACAACCGGCGCATGGACGCTGATCAATGGTATTCCCGCATGATCGAAGAAATGCTTGGGCCAGTGGTTGGTATTGGTGCCGGTGCTGCGCGCGGCGTGAAATATGCGATGGAAGGCGATATTATCCGTGGTGTTGAAACCGCTGTGCCGAAGGTCCTGCGCGACGCCATGCGCGCCGGTCGCTACACGCTGGACGGTGTTACCACTAGGCGGGGCGATGATCTGTTGGAAGACATTTCACTGTGGCAGGGGATGTCGCAATTGATTGGCTTCACCCCAGCCGAGATTGCCGAACGGTATGACGTCAACAGCCGGTTGATGAACCGTCAGTCATCGATCATGGATCGCCGGTCAGGCATTCAGCAAAGCATTCGTGACGCCATTATCGGAGGGGACAGTATTTCCTCGCGCGACATGGACCTCATGATGGAATTTAACCGAGAATTCCCTGAATACCCGATCACGAACGACACGTTGAGCGCATCGATCCGATCCAAACTGGCCGCAAGTGGCCGTAACGAATTCGGGGTCCAGTTGAATCCGCGGCTAAATGCACGCATTCGCGCAGAACAGCCCCCTATGGTCAGTAATTGACGCCAAGCCAAACAATGGGATATATCAACAATACCGCATGAGCGCAGGATGTGCCGTTGGAATGAACGCCCGACTGCAAGGATCCGCTTAATGCTTCCACAAATTAACTTCATGAAAACATGCCCGATGGGCTGTGTTTTTCGCGAGGCTTCATAATGGATGCCTCTTCTGTAGTAGCCGCTGGAACTGGTGTTGCCATGCAGGTCGCATTTTCCGACGTTTTAGCCAGCGTATTTGTAGCTGGTATGGCAGGTGGTTTCATTCGTTGGACGCGCACAGGTGGTGGCTTTAATGCAGCCTTGACCGCTGTCCTGACGGGGGGGATCTGCGCCCAATATTTAGGTCCACTTGCCCTCTCGCTTTATGCAAAGTGGTTTGATGTCGAGATTGATGATCAAACGGGACAGGTAGGTGGTTTTCTAATGGGTCTTACGGGAGTGATCATAGTAGGGCTTATCATGGACACGGTTGAGGCAAGAAAAGTGTCAATTGCTGTACGAAAGGATAATGACCAATGAATTCGCGTATGAGGCCTCTATCCGACTTGTTCATCAAACCCATAGCCAATTTGGTTTATGTTTTGTTTGTGGGACTTGGTTTTTTGTACGCGGCCGAGCACACAGCCGAACAGTTTTCGGACTTCAAGGAAACCCGATTTTACCGCGACTATCACGGGCTGACTCCGTTTCACTCCGTCAAAGTTTATGATGTCCAGATATTGGAAGATAGGCTTATAACCTTTGGAGAAATGGAAAAAAGACGTTGCGATTTTGTAGAGTTAACCGGCTGGGCTCTGTTCTCTGATGCACCATCAGTGCGTGTTCCTGTTGATACATCCATTGAGGACGCCATGGGCGTGACAGGAAATCGCATACCGTTCGGTAGCGCTGAAACCTGGGGGCCGTGGTCTCTTCAATATCCTCTAACCCATCCCACGCCAGCCGGTTGGCGCGTAGACGCGGGCCATCTGTGTCCTATTTTTGATGAGCAAGGCCAACCTGCAATCAACCAAGCGACCGGCGAACCGCGATTAAAGTTTGAGACCAACACTTTTGCAACCGGCCTATGGGCCGAAATGTTAGACTGAAAGAGGATTGTTCCAATGGGTAAAGCACAAATTAAAACATGGCAGACCGCACTCGCAACGGCTGGCGCGTACAGCGGCGCTATCGATGGGCTGTTTGGCGATGGTACAAAGCGGGCATCCTTTGAATCCGCAAACCTTGTAGAGGCCCGCGTTGGGATCCGCGAAGACGGTAAGGCTGCGCTCGTCATGGTCAATAATCAAGCGACGCGCAACCGGCCTATCACCGCCAACCTGACTGAAAAGCTGATCAGCGCGGTGACAGCCGTTTACGGGCCAGATAGCAAGGTTGCGGTCTATTCCGGTGGTCAGGATCGCCGGGGCTTCGGCAGTCGTCGCACTGGTTCGGTAAGACATGATGACTATGGCAAAGGTGGCCGTGCCGCAGATTGCTACATCTATGTGGGTGGTCGCAAAATCTCCGGTCTGGAACTTGCAAAACTTGGGCAGTATTGGCTGGCCAATGCATACGGCGCTTGCGGTTTGGAAATGGCCACGGGCGGGATCCACCTCGATGAGTGGACTACGCCACCCAGCGGGGGCGGCATGTTGTGGACATACAAATATTCGGACCAGAAGCCGTGGGGCGCACAGGCGCGCGCCATGCTGGTCGACGGATCGCGTGGCAAACAGTAATGCTCCGCTTTGCCCCATATCTCATCATACTGGCGCTGGGCGCCGGTGGTGGCTTGTGGTTGATGCATACGGTCTCTGAAAACAAAGCGCTGCGGTTGGAGGTGATCGATCTAAATGATGCACTGGCCGTAGAGCGTGCTATCGCTGTTCTAGCAAAAGAGGCAGAGGGCCGCGCCCAGCTGGCCCGTGCTGACATTGCCGCCTCAAACGCGTTAATGCGTGATGATTTGGCAGATATTTATAAGGAAGGGCTTGGAAATGACCAGATTATTGATCCCCGTCTTGCTAATATTCTTAACCGCAGCGTGTGCGGATCCACGGACGGCCCCGCCCGTCCTGATTTCTGCCCAGATCCCCGCGGACCTACTCGACCCATGCCTAACTGACGAACGCGTCGTGGTGACTGTTCAAGATCTTGCCGCGCGCGACATCGCCAACCGAACCGCTAACGATTGCAATGTTGCAAAAATCGTAGCAATTGCGGATATTTCCGTAAAAACAGAAAAGAAATAAGGACAGAACAATGACCCAAATTTATGACGCAGCCTTTGACGCCGCCCTCGACAAAATCCGCACTGATGGCACTGTTCTGCATGCGTGCAGCGCAGATCCCGCCAACTATGCAGGCCTTGCCGCCGTGACCTTGGCCAACAAAACCGGATTGGTGTTAACCGCCAACGCGGATGGTGCTGTTAGCGGCCGTTCTCTCACCATCCCGGTCTTCGCGGATGGAACAGTCACCACTGGATCAACAGTAACAGCCACCCATTGGGTTTTGACGAACGGTACAGATACGATTGTGGCATCGAACACGTTGGCAGTTAACCGTGCCTTTGCCCCCGGCGATGACTTTAAGCTAAATACGGCCCTTATTATCAACTTCCCAGACGCCGTCACACCCGCCTAAACGTTGAATGAACCGTTGATATAACACTGCGCCCGACACACAGGGTCCGCTAGGAGCAAAAATATGACCGAAATTCATGTAGCCGCCGATCAGAAAGTACAAGATGCCGTTGATGCCCATGGGGGACCAGGCGTCACGTTTATCATTGCAGATGGCCTTCGCGACGAGTCTTTGCGCTTGTCCGGAAGCAACCCAAAACACAACGGAACACGCGAAAATCCGATGTATTTTATTGGCGCCAGCCACCTCGGTTGTGAATGGACCTATAACGGGTCATCTGACGATCCAATCCACGGCCTGTCTGCGAAGGGCATTTATGTAAGAGGGATCAAATTCAAAGGTCCAAATGATGCCAGCCGCCAATGTGGCCACTTTCATGCGGAGCCCGGAAAGGGACTGACTGACGAATTCCGCAGTTCTGACATCACATATGATTCATGTCGTTTCCTGCGCCGCCGCGGCGATGGGCTGAAATTGTCGGAGGTTATTCGTCCCACAGTGATCAACTGTGAATTTGACAGCGGTTCTTGCCCGCCTGATTCCAAAGAGGCGTCTATCGACTGCAACAAGTCCGATGATGCAGTTATCAAAGGGAACCATTTTGTTGACCGTCACATTGGCCTTAATTTCAAAGGTGGTGGTGTTGGTTTGGAATTCAGTGACAACCACGTCACCGCGCCCAAGCCGATTGAGGTCGGTGGACACAAAGGCACGGGCCCAAGCGATCAATTCTTTGGAAATTGGGCAGCCAAAGACGCTCTTGTCAAAAACAACACCTTGATCTGCACGGATAAGAGCAATCAATCCGCGTTGCGCGGTATGGGCGCGAAGAACGTATTGGCAGAAGGAAATGTCATTGACGGACCTATCCGATGGGATGACAGCCGACAGGATGGCTCACCAAACCACAAGTGTTCTAACGTGACAATTGATGGTGTGTTGGTTGTTCCTGACGACTATCCGGCAGATGAAAATGCCTACCGGCCGGTAACACAGACCCCGGAACCCACTGATCCAATCGACCCAGAACCGTCAGACCCGGATCCGACGCCGGAGCCAGCGCCGGAGCCAGCGCCGGAGCCAGCGCCGCCAGCACCCGCCCCACAAGACCCAGAAAACACCTTTCGTAAGGGCGGTGAAGAGAAGGAAACCATAAAAACGGCCGGTGGAAAAACACCCCAGATCACTTTGATTGGCTTTGGCCTTTCCATCGAAGAAATTGAAGCGATGGCGAATGTTGTATCAAAAATCACTGTGCAGCTTTCCATGCGGCAGCTACACAAGGGTCCGCAACTTACAATTAAGGGTAAGGGCGCGGCATCGACATGGTTGGAGGCGATCAAGCTGATCGACTAATATGGCCACACCCGTACTCATAGGCACAAAAGTCGTCACTAGTTTCACGACATCTAGTGGCGGCTCAAACATTGACCTGCCCACCGGTATTGTTATCGGTGAGCTTCTTTGTATTGATGTGGCCTTTGAGAATAACCCTTCCTCTGGCAACATCACGGGCTGGTCTAAAGAACGCAGTTCAAATGAGGCGAACTATACAAACTACGCACTGTATCGGCGGGTTGCTGACGGGTCCGAAGGATTAACGGTCAACCTAGCTTTTACGGATAACGGCAAGGTTGCTATAGCCGAAGCCTACCGACTAGACGGCGTGGACACGGCTGAGGCCATTACTTATGGAGCAGAGACCAAAGCCTCAAGTAGCCCTGCAAATCCTCCATCGGTCACTTATGGTTGGGCAGGTGCTACGCAGGTGTTCGGTTTTGTCACGGGTGACGACGTTGCGATAACGGGAACCCCGACTGGCTACACAGAGTTTTACAAGGTCAGCAACGGCAAGGCGCGGTTTGCTGCGTGGTCCAAGACAACCCCTCCAACATCATCGCCGGAAGACCCACCCACAGTAACTATGGGTGGCAATCGTCGCTGGAGGGCTATCACGTGGGCGATTAAAGGCGCTGCCGCAGGTGGATCCATTGCCGATATTGATGGCGATCCCGTTGAATCCGCAGCCACCGTTGAAAGTGCTGATGTCGGCCTAGTTGTTGCGGCCAATGGCAATCCCGTTGAATCCGCGACCACTGTTGAAAGTGCTGATGTCGGCGTTGTAGCAGCTATTGCTGGTGATGCGGTCCAATCACCCTCAACTGTGGCCCAAGCCTCCCTATCGTCTGTAGTTGCGCTCACAGGCGACGATTTGACCGTTGTAGCGACGCTCGAAGAAGCTGACATCGGCGCGGGCGTCGGGATCATCGGCAGTTCGGTACAATCTGGTGCCTTAATTGATGAAGCTGATGTGGGTGCCCGCGTTGGGATCATCGGAAGCCCAATATCAGTTCAGGCCAACGCAGCGCTGGGCGATGTGGGATCCGTTGGCGGCATTCTCGGTGAAAACATTGAAATTGCCGCGTCTGTTTCGGAAGCAGAAGTCGGCGCAAAAATCGCAGTGGCGGGTGCGCCGATAGCATCGGCCTCTACCGTGGGCGCTGCCAATGTGGGTGTTACGGTTGGGGTTTCTGGTGATCCCGTTCATTCAGCCTCTACCGTGGGCGCTGCTGATGTGGGTGCCAGCGTTGGGGTTTCTGGTGATCCCGTTCATTCAGCCTCTACCGTGGGCGTTGCTGATGTGGGTGCCAGCGTTGGGGTAAATGGGGATCCCGTTCATTCGGTTTCTACCGTCGCTCTAGGCGATGTGGCATCCGAAGCGGGGATCGTTGGAAGCCCTGTAGCCTCAATATCCAATGTTGGAGTTGCTGACATTGGCGTTGTGACTGCAATCTATGGGGACGCAATCGTCAGTAACGTGGAAGTTGATAGTGCTGATGTAGCCGTGACTATCGGTATCTCGGGCGATAGTGTGCAATCAGCGGCGCTTGTTTACCTTGCCGACATTGAAATCTTGAGGCCAATCGCGCCAATGTTCGTGATACCGGGCCATTGGAATGATGCGGAAACCATCAACGGGTATTGGTGTGGCGACATAGAAATCACTGGCCTTTGGGCTGATCTGGCCATTGCCGGATATTGGAGGGCATGATGACTGAAATCAAGAAGCTGTATACCTCGGAAGAAATCAAGTTGGCGGTAAAAGTCGCTTTTGGCGCGGGATCATCAATATCGGATCTGACAGGGGGCGTTGTCACCGTCACGGCAGAAGATGGTGAAGGCAATATTGTGACAGGATCCGGCGCGATCGATGGCGCCGATCCCACGTTGGTCAGATGTTCGTTTGCGAAGTGGGCATTATCAGAAGGCGAGGCGACTATTCACGTTCAAGTAGCAGTCGCAGGCGTCGGGGATCAGGTGGTCGGTGCGACGCGGCGCAGGATTGACCGAAGCGTGGCAGCACAGCCTTAAATAAGCCTGTCCCCACTGTGTCCTTCTATGCGTAAGTTTTGGCGATGAATTCGAGGGCGTACTCTGACCCGCGCTTTTCAGCCTCAAGTTTCTGAATGCGCTGCATCGCTTTGTTCAGATCTTGGACCAACACGTTCTGCCCTTCCTGCATAATATCCCGCTCAACTGTGAGCGCGTGAATGCGGAGGTCTTTCTCGCAAGTTTCGTCTGACCGCACCTCGCTCTCGTGCTTGAACGTGATCCCGTCACGAGGGCCGTTAGGGCCGTTCGGGTGTGAATATGCCACGGCATCATCATAGGAAAAGCGCCCCGCCTCACTGGCTTCAATCGTGTACCCACGGGCTTTGGCGCGATAGTAACCACCGCCACTCTTGAAAATCAGATATCCGTTTTTGGGTTTCATAATAGTGTCCTTGTTGTTGATGGTTAAATCCGGTGGCATCTGGATGGACGTTATTCTTGACTGTGTAGCTATGTCAACTGTACTAGTATCCAACAAACAAAAGGATATAGACTATGGCCAAGGCTTTTGTGCAGCGCAAGGCACCACACCACAAAACAATTAGCCGTTGGCGTGCTCACCTAAATCATGTGGAAGAACAGCGCATTAAGGTTCTTGAGGACCGTTTGGGCCGTGCCGCTGTGACTGCGAACGAAAATTACAAAGAAAAGAGCAAGATTATGAACACCGCGATCCGCAGGATGCGCCGGGCAGAGGGCAAGCAATGAGAGCAACAGTCGCGACGCCAGCGCCGCCGCCACGCAAAAGGGGGCCGAAAGATGGGTGACGTTGTCTATTCTGATGGCTTCCCAAAGGGCTGGGATATGGTTCATCGCAGCGATACAACGCTTTTGTGTTTTAAGGATCGTGCGTCATTTGGGTCTGGATCGCAGGCGGTTTGTGCTGCCCCTAGATTGGTGCAGGGCAAAGAGTGGCTGGCAACAGCACAGCAAATTGCATGGGCTATGTCAGACGACATCAAAGAGGAGTGGAAATTACGTGCAGCTACTTGCTGCGACCATTGCGGATTGGGTGTCAGGACTGACCTGCACGGTGACGATATAGACAATTCCAGATCGCGAAAAACGTGGGATTGTGATGACTGTGGGCAGCGTAATTTCCGCAATTGTGATCGCTACGAGCAAGCAAAGATCGGCGTAATTGATGCCGTGATCGCTTCATCTGATGTATCAGCGGCCTATGGAGGCGGAACGACAATCACTATGAAATTTGGACACAATCAAAATGCGGGTGTCCGACATTTTCACGATCTTCGCATTCTGCACAAAGCAAACTTAAAGGAGACTTCGGAATGAGCCGCACAGCAATGGAGGAATCCACGTTGATCGACCTTCGCCGTCGCCGCATGGACCAACTTCTTTATGCAATCATGCGTGAAATCACCCACGATATTCCGCCTGAGTTTCATCGGTTTTTGCACCATTCGCTTGAGACTGTTTTGCATGAGAACGGCGCACACATAATGACCGATCAAGACCGCGCAGATTTTGGCCTAGAGCCTCGTGACGGTTTGGGGTGGACCCCATCGGAGCGGGTCAAGTTGGAGCATGAGAAGATCGCTGCAATGTATCAGATGCAGAATATCATCGTAACCAAAGATGGGGAGCCGAAAGATGGATAGAAGGCATTTTCTTGCGACGGCCGGTTGGGCACTAATTGCGCCCATTATTCCTGTGCCCGTGCGTTCCACGATAGGTATCGACTATGCGCCCTTGCCTGACGAAACCGTCTTTCGTCTTCTCGCATATCAAAAGGAACTCATACGAGAGGTTCACCGTGTGACGGGGATCCCGCGCTATCAAAAGGGGCGGGATACGTGGCAGGATCAGATCGACGCTGGCCAAAGTGAAATTGTATTGGAGAGTTTGAATGGATGATCTTGGTAAGACGGCCTTGCGATCAGACGCAATCCGTAAGTTTTGTGAGAAGGCAGGTATTTCAGGTTCAATGGAGGCTGCTGGCCTGCCTGATGACGTGAAATTATTTCGCGCGCAATCCGCAATCTCAACACGCCGCCTGTTAGCACACATCCGGCCTGACGTATCCTTTGACGTGGCATTTGCAGAGGCAAGAAGTGCCGGTGTTGAGCAGTTCCAGTGGCGTGGAAACAATTACACAACCGATAAGGCCGATGATCCCAAGCCGGATCGTGACCGTGCCATCGTCCGGATCGTAGAGTTGCAAAACAAAGCTGACATGCTGGACAACACGGCCGATGATGAAATGCGCGACCAGTGGAAGTCCAAAAACGTCAGGGGCGCGGCGGTGCGCTGTAACCAGATGAGGCAGGCGGCGTCTGAAACCCGTGCCTTGGCAGAACGAATAGATCAATTTTATGAAGGAACAAGCGTTGACCCAACAATCACCATAAACCAACCGTCAGAGATTTTGCCTGGTGATCCGCGCGAGGCGCATCTTCTGGTTGGATCTTGGGCAACACAGTGGGAAACAATACCGCAATATCGCCTAAGACTGGCGTTGGATCAAATTATCCCAAAAATATGCGGCACCGAAAATGGTTGATAAAACGCTACACGGGAACGGGGAAGACTGCCCTGCTTGTAATTTGCGCCGCGATGAGTTGAGAGCCCAGCACGCCATGGACCAAGCAGTGCCTTGCAACTTCTGTGGCGGGACGGGCCGCGTCGGGATCGCGGTTGTCGACATCATTCGCGAAGCAGTGAGTTGGGCGGCTAAAAACTATTGGCCGGATAGGGAGGCCAGTTGGGCAGTTGAAAACAAAAAAACAAGAAGGCAGAACGATGGCGCCTGAATTTGCACCACTGATAGAAGCCGTCTACGGAAAGGTCATGGATGCCCTACCAGACATCCAAGCAGGCATATATGAAGCCGTGCTCACAGCTATCGATGAAGAAGGCTGTGGCACAGTGATGTGTCAGGCGGTGCTGATGTTAGATGAAACCACTTTAAAGCGATAAGCCACCACCCAAGGGTTATCAGACCATGGCGCGCTGGGCTCATTGATGCTGTCCCAAAGGTGTTTGAACGCCTCCCGCCACGATACATAGTATTCTGATGGGTACATTGGGTGTTGGCTCGGCCCTTCCGCCTTCGCGTCGACCTCATCGATATCAAGCAATCGCTGAACGCGGACGTTCAAAACCTCCAGAAACAGTCGGCTGTCTGCCTTTGGCATAAACAGACTTGATCGCTTATAAAATCCGGGCTTTTTTTCTAGTCGACCAGACAACAAGTCGGGCGGGGCATCGAATATCACCGGATTCACCGGATACCTAACAAACTCACGCTTAAACTTGCCAGTCTTCTTCGTGATTTCCTTTGTCGTGCGCCAAAATCCATAGGCGTAGTGGGCTTCTTTGACCCACAACCTATCCCCCGGCGCGATCGGGATGTTGCAGTCGTGGATTTCATCACCTTTGTGCAGTTTGGCCCGCCAACGAAAGCATGCCCCCTTGCCATCCAGCCGTGAAATCATGCCTTCAGGCATAAAATCCCACTTGGCCGGCGCATGGGTAAGGATCCGGCGCGTCTGGGTTTTTCTGTCTTCAAGCAACGCTCGGACCATCGGACCCGAGAAAAGGATTGGTTTGTCACTCATTGGCGTGCCGCCTTTCTGGTGCGTTGAGACCTCAATTGCCGCAGCCGTTCCCTATCGATGGCGCGGGCATAGCGCAGGCTGTCTATTTCGCGCGACATATCGCGTATTTTGGCCCCCAGCGCGTCTCCCAAGATAGCGCGCAATCGACGTAACGAATTCTGTTCGTTTGTTTCTATAACCAACTCGAACCCGTCATTACTGGATCCTGCCATTATATGTCCCCAAATGGATTGGGCGTTAAGCCACGCTTTGGTCTGGCACAGTTAAGCCACATCATGGCTTCTTCAAGTTTAGTCTGTACCAGTGACGCCTCGCGGCTTGGTGGCATCTGGTCGAGTGTTACCATCGCATCTGCAATACTTTCTGCGGTGGCATCTGCGGCGGTGTATGAATCCACAACTGGAATTTTCTGATGTTTGATTTGAGTATAGCCCTCCTCAAACGCGTCGGCGTCCGCGAAAGCCTTATAGCCATCAGCAAATTGCACATAGTAGCCGCCAACATCGGGCTGGTGCTTTACAACATAGTCGCGCGGCAGTGTGATTGGGCCATAGAGGTCATTTTCGGGTATGAGATACACGGTTCCGTCAATGTCGGGATCTGGTGAAATGTTGTGTACGATTTTCGCGATTTTGAGTGCCCATACTTTTTTATGGCTTTGATATTGTGGAAGCTGTCGCATTAAGTCGCTCATGGTATCGTCTCCGATTTGTTATGATTTTGGTGGTAGAGGTTTGTGCGGATCAACAGCCGCCCTATGCGCAATTATAAGCAATTCCCGATACTCGCGGTTTGCCCTGCGATTTTCGGCCATGGATCCCTCGCTTGATCGACACAAGCGCAGCACAGTATCGCGCTCGAATGGGGGTAACGTTGCCGCTAACAGTCGCGCATCCCTTACGTGTCGTTCGTGCTTGCTGGCCATTGGCTTATTGATCCAATCTTTGGTTTCTAATTGTTGCCGCTGCGTCTTCAAGTGTGGGGTGCCTCTCGAACATTTCGCCAACACGAGTGTGCCGCTTCCACATGCAGAATTTTAACCTGCCTGAGACGGATGGTTTTACCTCGACGCGGATCATGTCGTCGTGAGCAAATACCACAAGCCGAGTAAGGTCGCTAAAGTCAAATGTTGCCCAATTTCCATATGGCTCATTTACGCAAACCCCGTGCCCAAATTTCGAGAAATCACCTCCAACATGGTGGAACCCGCCCCGAATGCGCGCAAACATTTTGGCGCACTCCCATTGATCGTCGCTCATCCATTTTAAGCGGTAGCATTTGTCGTCATCATCCATATCATCGGTCTTTCATTCATAAGGGTTTGGAAGCATCGGTTCGCCTCCGATTGGGTCAGGCCAGATCGTTACCGTCTGGCCTCTTTCGATACATTCTCTGACATAGTGGACCAAGTGGCTTTCATCATCGAACGACGCATGTGTGCTGCAAAGATGGCCGTCTTGGTCACGGGATTCTGATGCCCATCCCTTTGCGCGAATGTCTTCTGGCGTCGTGATATTTACGGGTGAGGGGTTCTGCATATCATCAGTCTTCCTTTATCTAATTGGTTCAAAGCGCAACGGATATACCATCCGTTGCGCTATTGTGCGTCGGGTTGGCCGAGAGGCTGTTTTGAAAGGCTGTAGACGACGCGCGAGTTCACAAGGTCGATCTGTTTCTGCACATAGTCTGCACGCGTCATCATCGCCTCGGATGCGCGTTCGTCGGTTTTGGGGTTTTCCGAATCCTCATGCAAATCAAACACCTTCTTAGAAAGTTTTTGCCCCTGTGAGCACCGCGCCGCGATCCACCCAAGCTGTGTGGCACTAAATATCCAGTAGTTGCTTTTGTCTGCGTGGATTGAGACAAAACCGAAGATGTCAAACGACACGCGAACCGGATCAAACTCCATGTCCATAAGCCACATATGTGCGCAGATGCCTTTACCGTCGCCATAGTCTTTCACGAACACAGCACCCGGCATTTTGCCGTCACACACGTTTTGGGCATAATCGACCAGTGTTGGATCTGCTATTGATAGGGGTATATTAGTCATTGTTCTGTCTCCATTTCTGGGATGTCAAAAGTGTTTTCGCCGCGCGTCATTTGGATCAAGCGTCGCACACGTATGCGAACATCCTCGCCTATGCCTTGCTCAAGCAGCCACTCATCGAGTTTGATCAACTCGTCGGTCAGGTCTCCCATCATTTCGCGGGAAAAAAGTTTGATTATATCGCGCTCGGCATCTTGAATGGCACGCGGGCTGTCACTTGTTCGCACCCGCGCACCCACTGAAAGACGGAAATCCAAGATCCTGTCAGGTGTTATATGACGTTGCATTTCGCGATCCGCGTCCACTTCATAGAATGCAATGCGCCCCAGCCTCAACCTTTTGTCGATCTGCCGCCCCAAAACCAATTCCATATGCTTAAATATACTCAATTGCGTCATTTTCGCTTCTCCTGTGCGATGATCGCGCGTGCCTTCTGGCGCGCTGCGTCTGAATACCGGCGAACGGATGCCGTCGATGTGTGGCCTGTCACGGATTGGATTAACTCGTCTGATAGGCCCAATCCGGCCAGTTCTGATGTCGTGGTGTGTCGCAAGCTGTGGATAGGGTAGGGAGCAGCCCCAATCCGGCGACGCGCGGCCATCATTGCGTCAGCTGCGCCGCGATACTTCCATGGCCCGGATCCGTTCAGCTTGGTAAGGATGGTCAAATTTTGGCGCGGTGCCAGATCCAGACAGGTTTGAAGGTGCGGTGTCAGGGGAATAACAAGCCTGCGCCTGGTCTTGTTCTGGATGACATCGATCGCGCCATCGCTGATCTGCCCCCACTGCATGGCCAGAACGTCACCGATCCGCTGGCCGGTGCCCAATAACAGTTCAAACAACAGTCTCACACGCTGATCATGCAGGAAGGTGTCACGAAACACGTGCACAAGGTCCTGTGGCCATGGTTGGCGCGCTGGGGTGGTGCTTTTCAGTTCTGAAACCCCGCGCGCGGGATTGTGTTCACGTATCCCGATGTCGATTGCGTGTTCCATGAGGATCCGCGTCATCTGAACGATGTAGTTTGCAAACCTAACGCGGGTTCGGTTGCTGTCGCGCAGGCTGATGACGTGTCTGCGCTGAATGTCGGCCACTGGTAGGTGCCCTATCTGCGTGGCGAGGAACGCCATGATTTTGTCGTAGTCTTCTTTGGTGCGCTGGGCTTTGCTCGAATATGCCTCTGATGTCTTGTAACTGGCGATCAGATCCGCGTTCGTCGTTACCGCTGCCGGATCCCGCAGCCCTTTGATCATCTGTGCGTACTCTTCATAGAAAACGCCCGTCAGGCGTCTATCATCGGCAATCTGCGTCTGAAACCTAACTGTCCCAAACCCACGGCGACGATAATAGAGCACGCCACGCAAACGCGTCACGTGAGGGGGTAACTCTCGTGTCACACAGGAACCGCGGCAAACATGCCTGCACACGTCAGGGGCCCCGCATAGTCGCCCCCAGCCGGACGGCATATGATCCCAAATTCAACGCAAAGATCGATCATTTTGAAGAGAGGGACCAAGCCTTCGTCGTTTTCCACAGCGTTCAATTCCAGAAACGGTATTGTTTTGACACAACCCGGAACCATCGACGGCGGCGCGCTATCATCACCCCCAGAAAGGGTGATGACCGCTGTTAGGGCAAGGGTGCCTGCCAACGTCATGACATAGCCTCACCTTCCCCTATTTTGAGCGCGCGAGGTCGCGCCCAATCAGGCAGACGGCAAATTACTGCCATGTCGCTGTTGTTTGAAATAATAATCATCCGCTCGGCGGGACGCTTTCCGGGCGCGACTTGGTTCCATGGCACCACTTTACAATACCGACTATCCTTGATGCCACCCGACAACATGATCGCACTGTTAACCATTTTGCCGACGATCTTGATTTTTAAGGCATGATTTTTTCCCGCAGCGTTATCAATTTCAAGCGCCACGGCATCATCGTCGGTCAACATCCGCCCAAAGTGTTCAAGTTGCGCTGCCGCTGTAATCCCGAGACGCATGTACTGGCGTTTTGCCTTGCCGGATTCTGCGAGGGCAATGGAAAGGCCGGATCCTTCGGGCGCGGTTGCTGTAAAAGCAGTTGCAGTAAGTATCATGGAATGTGACTTTCTCTGTTGGGTTTTGGTGATAATTATTACTGTGGTGCAGGTAACAACGGCTGCGCGCGTTTGATGTAGTCAAGCAACTCTTGCTGCGCCAACCAGCCTTCTTCTGCCGCCATCTTTTGAAGGTGGTGAATGCCTGACGCGATTGACGCATCGACTTCCTCGCGCGTCGCGGGGCGACCCTTGCACCACCACGTCACTTCTTCGGGATCCCCAAGATTGAAACCCCGCCTATGGCTCTCAAATCTGCTGTTTTTCGACACCCACACAGCGGTGACGCCCGGATTGCGCATAATTCCGATGCCACCAAGCCCTGCGCCCTCTGCCACCGCATCATCGCTGTGATTTTCACGCCTCGCCAATGGTCGAGACATAAACGGGCAGACCTTCACACTCCAAAGGGCGATTTCCTTTGTTGTGGGTGGATCCCCTGCCGTCCGGTTGATGACGCACATGGGCCCAACGCAATAGGCCTTGTAAGTTCCAAGGCGTTGGCCGCTGACCCAACACTTTTCATGCTTCACGGCTTCCATTGCCCGCGTTTGCTTGATGTCGACAAAGTCCCAACGGTCATCCGGCGTTTTTTGGGTGACAAACCAAGGCACAGGAAACCCCCTGTGATCGATAGGACGTGACCGCATGGAGTGTGGCGTTTCAACACCGGCCAAAAGTTCGCGCGCGGTGTTCATGGTGTGGGCTGTCTGTGCGGCACGTTGATCTTCCAAATTATTATCCTTTTCCGTTCCGGAACGACGCATTGCGCCTCTCCACTGCAATTTTCTCGTGAGGGGTGAGGTCTTCTTTGCGTTCGGCCCAAGCATGCAACAGCCAATACAGATCCTCTGCCGTCCGACTATTGATGATCTTGATTGTCCGATCACTCATAATTCGCCGTCCTGAACAGCCGATGCGATGACACCGACCACCGTAGAGGGCAGAACCTCACCAAAGATGGGCGTGGTAGAAAGGCTCTTGGCGATAACAATGGGATCCACACCGTGTTGCAGCAACAGGCTGATCAAAACACAAGCGTCTTGAATGGCGTGTTGCAACTGCGATCCAACAGTCTGCCCGTCTGCGTAGAAAACTTCCACGGGCTTGAGGCTATTGTGGTCGTAGCCAATGGTGATGTGGAAATTATGGCTCGAAACCTCTGTTTTCCAAGTCATCATGCGGGTTACAGCTGGTCGACGATTGGGAGGGCGGTTCCGTAATGGCGGGATATGGGTATTGTTCACTGATCGCGCCCCTCAAAACGTACAACTCCATCAAAACCCCTGCGCATGCCGGATCCCTTAGACCCCGGCATTGGCACCTTAACGGCGCTGATGTTGCGCTGACGCTTCACTTCGCGGTTTATTTTGGCAATTTTGGGTGTGTCATCCCGCAGGGTCTTCGCCTCATGGCAGGACACGCGCAAGACTTCGCAATTATCCAGCGTGCCCTTGCCACCCATCCTCGCGTTCAAGACATGGTCATAGTGTGGCCGTTCCTTGGGATGGGTCCCAAATTTAACACCACACCCACACTGGCACACGCCGTTGGATCGCTCAAACGCTGCCTCTTTGACCCGCAAGGGGAATTCCTGACGATAACCCATTGATATTCCTTTTCAGTTTCGGGGCGCTGGGCTTCATGCCCAGCGCTTCTTGTATCAGACATAGTTTGCCCACCCCCATGCAATGAGATAAATGACAATAAACGAACTTAAAGCCACCCAGCCAAAGCAAACCAAAAAAGCAAAAAAATCGAACACCTTGGTGAATAATTCCTTGCGCCTATCGCGCTTCGTCGCGTCCAACATCCACTTAGCTGGTCTAAATTCTGGTGACATAATCTCGCTTTCTAAAAGGGATAATACATGGATCAAAATACAGGTTAATTAACCCAAGTCAATAAGCCGGATGCAGGCAGGAACATAAGGGGAACGGGTCAGTTAACCTTTGCATTTGAAAATAAATGCAGCTAGGTCCGGTTGTATGACCAATCAAAAAGCGAAAATCGCACCCGCAGAAACCAAAGGCGTAGCGTCGCCTTACATCACCGCCTTTTTGGCGCTGGTTGACCGATATCGCGTTGAATGTGCTGGCGATTTGAAAGACATCACCGCCAGCATGCGGATATTCAAAGACAGCAAAAAAGTCACAATGCTGCGCGCGGGCGGGGATCTAAGCACCGCACGCCTGATATTGGCAACAGAAGCAATCCGAACACTATGGCCAAATGATGCCACAATTCCCCACGTAGAAATCAACCAGTTGATCAATGTCGTTGATGGCGATCACCACCATTCTCCGGTCACTGATTGATGATTGTTGTATGGTGCCATGTCGGCGTGTCGGTGATGCAACTTGGCTAACCGGTTTATGAAGTTGTATTTCTCGGATTGGCGGGCTGAAAAAAAGCTCAAGCTAATTTCCCGCGCTGCGCGTTCGCTGTGGTTCGACATCATGGGATTGATGTTTGATGAGGGTACAGGTCGCCTAGAGGTGTATTCCGAAATGTTTGATGTGGACCTTGCTACCGTGGTCAAGGTGCCCCGTCCGATGACCATCGCGGAGTTGGCAAGTATCCTTGGAGACAACCCGAGAACCACCAAAAAGCTGTTATCAGAGATTGAAGGGGCAGGCGTTTCAAGCCGTGATGATCGCGGGTTCCTCTATTGTAGACGCATTGTTCGAGACTTTGAAAAGGCCGAACGTGACATTTTAAACGGTCGAACTGGTGGCAACCCAGCCTTATTAACAAAGGAAAAACCGCCAACGAGGGTTAACCCCAAGGTTAACACCCAGAAACCAGAAGCCATATACCATATAGAAGAAGATAAATCTTCTTCTACTCAAGACGCGCGAGACTACGAACGTTTTATGACAGCACACCCCAACCCATCAGGCAGTCCCCAAGGCAATCAGCGCTGGGATGATTTGATCAAGTCTGGTGTACCACCCGAAACCCTTGTGGCGTCGGCAAGGGCATATGCTGAGAAAACAAAAAATTGGACAGACGGTAAAATCCAACAATCGGATAATTTTTTGCACCCAGAGCGCGGATTGTGGAAGGAAAACCAACCCAAAGCCCCGCCTAGCAAAAGCGGCCGCCGCGAAGTGCTGGAATTCTGGGCCAACGAAGTGAAACTAGAACACAACATTCCCGTCACCGCCATAAATCACTGTATGGCATCTGAAATGCTGAACGCTGGCTTGGTGACAAAAGAAGACCTATCGAACGTAAGGGTGGTTTTCTGATGGGTAAGCGCAGCAATTTCACCCGCAGGCCGCAAGACAAATATTTGACTTGGCATCCCAAGGCCGTTGATGCCCTCGCACCGCATCTGCCGGTTCAGTGCAAATTCTGGGAGCCATGCGCGGGCGCGGGCCATCTAGTCGATGGATTGCAGTCACATGGCGCTGAATGCGTCGTGGCAAGCGATATCACCCCCGACGCCGAAGGCATCTACCGTGTAGACGCTATGGGCGTGACATTCGAGGATATCAACACCACCCCCGCTACGCACATCATCACCAACCCCGTCTGGTCGCGCGATCTGTTGCACCAGATGATAATTCACTTCTCGGATATGCGCCCTACTTGGCTGTTGTTCGATGCCGACTGGATCCACACCGTGCAAGCTGCCCCATACTTGACGCGCCTGGTCCGCGTATTGTCTGTTGGTCGCATGCGCTGGATAGAAGGCTCTCCGCACACAGGCAAAGATAACGTTGCTTGGTATCTGTTCGACGTCAGGCATTGCGGTCCAATTGAGTTTGTCGGGAGAACGTCTAAGTGAGTGAGCAGAAACGTGCCCGCGCCATTCAGCGGGATAGAAAACGCCGTCAAATTTTAGAAGTGCGCGTTGGAACACAACACAGTAAATGTATTTGGTGTATGGGAATGATGTGGTTGCCGCGCCGCATGTCATACAAGGCAGCGGCAAACCTGATCTATTTGGAAACCGGCAAGGAATTATCGCGCCAAGATCTGGATAGACGTAAGGCAACCATTGATCACATCATCCCACTTTGCCACGGCGGTTCCGAATATAAGGCCAATTTTGTGGCCGCGTGTGCTGGATGTAACAACAAGCGCGGGGCCGTCTTAACTGACTGGCATCCCGCGCCCGAACTGTTGCGCCTGCTGCCTATCAAGGTGCAGGAGACGTTTTTTGTCTTGACCCAATTGGGAGCAGCTGGTGGCTGCCAATTGTTGACCACGCAAGAACCAACAGAAGTGCCCACGTAGGAACGATTGATGTCCTGTGCCATTCGGAAACAGTCTTTCGACTGACACCAATTTTGCACGCAATCCGTTTTTGCGTGTCGCCCGGAAAAACCATCCCGCACAAATCGTTAAATTCGCGCAGGCGTTCAACTGGTGACATTGTGTTGAAAAATTCCGCATCTGTCATATCATTGGACCTCTTGCTCATAGTCATGCCGCCACCTCAAGGCGGGACAAATGCCCCGCGTTCGCGCGACACAATGCCTCTGATAAATCAGGGGGCACACTGTTGCCACACATTCTGGTTTGCTCGGTCTTGGTGAACACGCGCCCGTCTGGGCCCACGTCGATTATGTAAGACGGCGGGAATCCTTGCGCGTTGAAGGCTTCCCGCGCCGAAAGCATCCGCATTCCGATGTCATAAATGTAATGCGGCACGCCTGCGACGCTGCACATCACCAAATTAAACCGGTCGGGCGTCGTCAATGTGTGCATTGGATCATTCATATCTGCACCATTATCACCGCTGCCGTAGTATTTGGTGAGAAACGCCGCAACCAAAGCAGCATGGCCGCCCCCGGCTGTCAGAGTTTGCAGGGGGGCATTTAATGGGCGATCCCTGCGCGTTGTCCCGTGCATCGACTGAATGTGCGCCGCTACCACGTTGATCTGCGTCGCACGCGTCGTCAGCGTCGCCAAAGGCAACCGCACATCCTTTCCGGGGTTCACACCCCTGCGCTCGGTGTTGTGTTGGGCTAGAAACGCCGCAACAACCGCGTTTTGGTCCTTTCGGCTGGCTGTGATGGTGTGCATTGGATCACTTGCGGATCTGTTCACCCCGCCATGCTGACCATATGTCACAAAATATGGTTCATCAGCGTCCAGAACGTAGCGCTTGATGCCTGCCGCGACGCGCCGCAACGTGTTGTCAGCCAATGGGCGAATAGCGCGCAGGCCATACTTGTCCCAAATTTCCTGCTTCGTGTCGAAAATCGACGGATAAGGCAGGGACCAGTCGATAATCTCGGCCGCTGTGCGCCATGGTTTGCACGTCCCATTGACCACGTCCGGACTATCCGGAGCGCCATGTGTGGCTTCGGGCCATATGATTGGTCGACCATCGCGCCGCGCTATCACAAACAGACGCTTGCGAATAGTAGGTGCGCCATAGTCACAGGCGCGCAATTCGCGATGTTCAACCTTATAGCCAAGTGCACGCAGCCTCTTGAGCCATTCGCGGAAGGTCTCGCCGCGACGGGATAGATCCGGTCTGTTTTCATCGGTCAAGGGGCACCAATCTTTGAATTCCTCGACGTTTTCCAACATGATGATGTCGGGCGACACCAATTCGGCCCACGAGATAACCACCCACGCCAAATCTCTGATGTTTTTTTCTACTGGTTTCCCGCCTTTCGCTTTGCTGTGGTGTTTGCAGTCAGGCGAGAACCACGCCAAGCCAACTTTTTGGCCGCGCTTCACAAGATCGCGCGGATCTATGGCCCACACGCTCGACGTCAGGTGCGTTGTTGCTGGGTGATTTACCTCATGCATGGCAAGCGCGATTGGATCATGATTGATTGCAAAGTCTGGGGAACGACCCAAGGCGCGCTCAATGCCGGTTGAGGCACCGCCCCCGCCTGCAAAATTATCGATGATCAGTGCCTCGCCTTCTTGTCGGGGGGTAGGGTCCACTGCAAACGGGATGTTGAATTGTTCTGGGCCCAGATCATTCACGATTGAGATTCCTTATGCGCCGTCAAATTGGCGAATTTGTGGTCATAGGCTTTCTGCTGGGTGTCGCGTTCAGCCTTTGCCTGATCAAGCGGGATCCACGTCTCTTGATCCGTGCTTAATCCCAAGACATCACCAGTTGTAATATCAACAACCTTTAGACAATCCTCCCCGCCACAATCACCGCAGTAGGCATAATTGCTGTTAAAATCATCGCTGAAACGGTAACACTGCATATCGGCATCCCAATATGCAGTTGTGTCAAAGTATACATCCTCAAGGCAGTATTGGCATTCAAACCTAACTTGCCGTTTCGGCATCTTTTGAATGTCAGGATCCGGCAGCGAGACACCGGAAATGTCCGAGAATTGCGGCATGTAGGCCATGGCTGTCATCTGATCGATAATGCGCTGTTCTGCTGGTGACTGCGATTCAACGTGAGAAACGGCTGAATGCCTCATCCATGGCCCGTCAGGTACATCAAATTCAGTAAGACTGTCAGCATCATCGTCGGCATCTTCATCTTGAACACATTCCACCCAGATAGCGGATGGGTGCGAATAATCGATATCATTATTGCCACCGTGTGGCGTGAAATTATCAGACACATATTGTGCATCAATCAGTTTACCCGCCTCTTCAAGCGTGTTGGCTTCGATTGTGACGGACCCGTAAACTCGGGCGTTCATGGCTACTCTAGCTTTGAATTCAGGCATTGGTTTTCCTTTTTTTGGAGGGGGTGTCAAAACTGTCAAAACCCTCCAACAGGTTTTGACAGGGGTTTTGACAGGGGTGCACGATTAGTTAATCGTCATATGTGCCGCGTGCGTCTGTAACTTGACCGGCGCGCGGTACATGGGATTACCCACACCATCCAAGCCAGCCGGAACAATCAGACCGCGCGCCTTCGCGCAGCGGATTGCAGCTGATACAGTGGCATCAATACCGCCCCTGCGTGGCTGAAAGAACATTGGGATGATGTCGTTACCCGCGTTCGCGTGTTCTACAATCTCATCCATCATGGCTTTGGTTGCTGGTTTCATAATGGATCCACCCCAAGTGCTTCGGTAATCCACGCCATTGCAGTGGTGACGTCATCCCAAGTTTTGTCATTTTCATCAAAACCAGCCGGAATGCAGTCGTCACGGTAACTGCTCAACGCTTCCCAAATTACGTCAAGGGACTGCGACGTGTCGAACGATGTCAGAGGAAGCGCAGCGGACGCAGTGGATGTCAGAGGAAGCGCAGTGGATGGCAGGACGCGCCAGAAAAACACGCTGAACGGTTTGCCATTTAACGTGTCAGCTTCGGACTGCGCAACTTTACGATCTGGATATTTTAC